GTGGTCAATGTTAACGAAATCGCCGAGGTCCAGCGCCTTCAAGAGCCCATTGATCGTGATCGCCCACTGCGGCCGCGCAGAGACAGCTAGTTTCCGTGTGGCGACATCGAATGCGACGCGTGCATCGACGATCCACTTCGCGTCGAACGAGCCCGCCAGCGTACCGGCGCGGCGGACCGACTCCGTGGCGACGAGCTCCATCGACTGCCGCGCATCGCCGTCGGCGAAGTCGTAGTTGAGCGTGAGGTCATTGACGAGGTTGCCGCGATCGTAGGCGGATGAGATCGCGAAGCGGTCATCGACCTTCAGGCGCGCATACGCTCCAGCGGCTGGCCAGAGCCGTCCGTAACCCAGCATGTCAGACCCGAAAAGCCCACCGAAGCTCTCGACGATCTCGCGGCAGACCGAACCGACCTTGTCGGCCGTCGTGATGCTCCCGCCGGCGATCAGGTTCAGCGCCGCGCATTCCTTCGCGAATGACGCAACCGAGCCTTCTGTGACTGGCCGACCGCAGATGTTGGCGAGCACGTCCCAAACGATCAGCGCTGGATTGTCGAGTCGTGTACCGGTGCGCGGGTGCAGCTTGCCGCGTCCCGTCGCCGAGAGAGTGGCGCCGGAGTCCTGCGGCTGGCCGAACTGCACGAAGCAGACCGCGTGACCGCTCGTATCGACACCGTTGGAGAACTGCCAGTCAGACGTCGAGATCCCGTCGATCGTGATCGCGTCGATCCCCTCGCACGCGTGGTCCGCCCACACGAACAGCGTACGGTTCTGGTCGTACTGGATCAGCGATCCGGTCGTGACGCCGTACCGGTGCGGGATGATCTGCGGATTGGCGAACGATCCCCAGGCCGCGTTCGTACGCAGCGGGATCGGAGAATTCATGGGGGTCATGCTTGGATATCGACCTTGCACGTCATGTCGAGCGTGATGCCTTGGACCACTCCGCCGAGAAGCGGCCCGGTCTCATCCATCAGAACGGCATCCGGCGCGAGTGGCAGGGCGCGTAGCAGCGCGGTCATCTGCCCATTGCTGTTGTCCAGCACGACGGAGGCGTTCGCGTTGTCGCCCGACGTGTCCGACCTGATGGTCCCGGGGTCGAGCAGCAGCCCGTGCTTCGCCGCCTTCGGGTCGAGCAGCGCCGTGTCCATCCCCTGCATATAGAACTGCCGGCCGCCCATCACGAGCCAGACGCTCATGCGATCGGGTCCAGCGTCATCTTCATGGAGATCAGCATCTTCGCCGGGTCGGCCGCCTGAAGGCCTGCGGATGCTGTGTCGTCGCGCTCGATGGTGTCGCCGTTGGTCGTGACGATCGCCGAGTCCGGCAGGCTGTCGTGGAGCGCGATTCCGTAGCGGCCGCCCTCCTCGTCGCAGGCCTGGAGCACGAGGTCGTTGAACTCCGCAGCCGATGCCCAGCTTAGCGCAGTGTGCTCGACATCGACGCCGATGCCACGCCGGCGCGAAGGGTTCGGCATCCGCGAGCGCGCCGTCAGCTTGCCCAGCTCGGCCAGGTTCGTCGGAAGTGTCGGCTGAAACGTCTGCCCGAGGAACAGCCACTGAATGCTGCCGCCCTTGTCGATCAGCAGGCGGTACTTGGCGAAGTCCATATCGAGCTTCGCCCAGATGTGCCCCGCGTACCACGGCAGGACGACATCAGTGTGAGTGGAAAAATTGTCGTTGCTACCCTGCAGTGTAATCGTGGCGCCGGCCGGGATCGTGTGGTCGCCGATCTGAATGCCGTCGACCGCGCCATCGGCCGGCGTGATCGCGATCGCTGTGCTGCCAGTCCAGAGCATGCGCGCATCATCGGGGCTGCGGATGCCGCCAACGCCGTTCGTCGCCTCGGCCGCGAACGACCAGAGATCGCCCGCGACCCAGCTCGGCGCGCTGCCTCCAGCGAAGTTCGCCATAAGGCCTGACGCCAGCGACACGGTCGAGTCGATGTCGGTGTCAGCCGACCACGCCCCGCCGTTCTGCCGCCAATGGAACTTGCCGCCTTCGACGCTGAAGCGAAAGACGTCGCCCAGCGTGAAGTCGATCTGCCCAGGCGTGATCAGAAACGACAGGCCGCCATCGTCATAGCCGATAGGAGCCGTGGTCAGCAGTGAATAATTCGAGAGAGCATTGGTTGAGCCATCCGGAAGAGTTCCGATGACAGACCATGTTTGAGTGTCATCGCCAGTCTGTCCGCCGCCAAACTGCAGAGGAGTGGCATGGATCACCGCGATGCCGAACTGATCGCCGTTCTGGTAGCCGCCGCCGCCGGAGTTCGCGGATCCGCCTTCGACCACGACCGTGATGCGGTCGCCCTCGACCAGTTTTTCGGGGCACGCGACCTGGATGCCAAAGCCCCATTCGTGCGTCGAGTTGATGACCGGATTTCCATCGCTGTCCAGCGACGACTTGCAGCTGTAGTTGTAGACGCCGTTTTGCAACGGCAGGTAGGGGATGCCCGTTCCATCGTTCACCCACCAGTGGTCAGCACCGTAGTCATGCCAGCAGCCATCTCCATTGGCGCTGGCTACATCAAAATTTCCGCTATCTACCCCCGCTGCGGCGAGCACATCGGTGACGATCGTGTTCCACCGGTCGTAATACTCCGGCTTCGGCACGGCGCCGCCCGAGGACGGGACAGAACCGACGAGCGTGCTGTGCCAGGTCACCGATCCATCGGAGATCGTGATGCCGGCGATCGATGGCCAGGTCGGCTCCGTCGATCCGCTCGTGCCGCCTGCGCCCGTGCATAGCATGACGATGCCGGTGCCCGGGATGACCAGAGCGCCGGCGGCATAGGCCGTGCTGGCCGTCCAGTACGCGCCGGTATCCTGCCACGTGAGATCGCCGTCGGCCGTGGTTCCACCCGAGGTGTTCCACGTCGGCTCAGTCGAGCCAGAGTTGCCGGCGCCGGACGAATCCGACACGACGAACAGGTGGCCGTTCTTTGCCGTCGGCCGCACGCCATCGTTCAAGGCGTATGGCGTGCTCGCCTCCCACTTCGGGTAGTTCGGCGCTGACGCACTGCCCACCCCGGCAAGAAGGCTCATCTCGGCCGACCACTGCGTGAAGGCGTCATCGAACATCCCGAGTGGCAGTTTTCCGAGACACGTCCACGTGATCGAGCCATCCGCGAAGGTGGCGCCGATGGTCGTCGTCCATGTCGGCTCCGTGCCGCCGCTTGTCGCCTTCTGGTTGAGCGTCTCGATCGTCGCCCCGTAGCGATAACCGTTCGGCGTGGAGGGCTGAATCGTCGCCCCGTCCGCATACTCGGTGGCGGTCACCCATGCGGGGAAATTCAGGGTGCCTCCCGCGAGCTTATCCAGCGCCCTCTTCAATATCCCGGCCGTCGTCTTGACCATGTTGACATCGCCCGAGTCCGTCAAGAATCCCTGCGAAGGGATCGCTGTCGTGTTCGAGCCAACAAGGTTTCGCTGGACGGTCGAGATCTCTTGCAGACGGCGAACAATCTGCTGTTGAGACACGACACCTCCTTCAGTATCCACCACACCCAAGCAATCGAAATTCGGAGCCCCGCTGTAGTCGCCATCGCGGCAATCGCAGTCCTCGGCCGGTCGGGCCGTCCAGACGAACGACCATGTGCCGGGCTTTGCCGCCGAGCCGATGCGCGGATCGCGGAAGCAGACGGCGGGCAAATCGATATGGCCATTCGCCGGCGCATAGTCGACGCTGATCAGCGCGCTATTCGAAGGAGCGCCCGCGCTCGACGGTGGCGGGATCGTGAAGTCGTAGCCGCCGACGTTGTAAGCAACACCCGTCTGCGCATCATCGAGACGGCCGGACACGTTGCCCATCACCTTCCAAGTTTCGCTGCCGAATAGCGCGGAGTTGATGCAGGTCACGAGCAACAGCTCGGTCGGCGCGTCCGTTGATACTGCTATATCGAGAACAGCATCCTTGATGACATCGCCGCCGTCATAGGTGATCTCGGTGATGTACGATTGCGTCCATACCGATAGATCGACAGCCGCCTGACCACCAGGCACATAGTCCACGGTGATCGGCCCATCGACGACGAGCAATTCCGACGTCGCGCGAATCGCGTTCAGCGCGTCGTACAGCGTGACGATCGACTCGAAGTCCTCGGTGTCCGTTCCGTCCGTGACTTCGACTTTGTAGCTGCCGGTGACGAGGTACACGGCAGCGCCAGCGGCAACATCGCGCACTGGCGAAGGGCTGAAGCCGTAGACGTACGCCCCATCGCGGAAGAACTTGTACGGGATGTAGACCTGCGGATCGTCGCCGAACGAGATGCGCGGCGGCGGGTTGATGTGCGGAATCTTGCCGTCCGCAGTCAACAGCACCGCGCCGAAGTTCCAGAAATCCCCGTCGTACTCGTTGGTTCCCTGCCGCAGATCATTGCGCAGCGAATAGTTCGTCGAGGCCTTCGAGAGGCCAGAGCGGTCGACGGTAATGATGATCGCATTGCCCGGATCGCCGGCGTTCTTCGCCTTCAACGTCACGCCCTGGAAAGGCGCATACGCAGTCCTCGTCTCCGTGCCGAGATTCTCCAGAGTGACCACGAACTCCTGCGCATCGACGGTGTTGTCCGCAGCGACATCCGACATCGTGCCGTTGCCAACGCCGACGAAGATCGGCTGACTGATGCGCGGCGACCCGTCGATCGTGTCGCTCACGATCTCGATATCGATCGTCGTGTCCGCAGCGCCCGTGTAGTCGCCAGTCACTGACACATCGCCACCGCCCGCCTTCGTCTCTTCGTCCGTGCGATAGATGACGTTCGATGGCACGACATTCGTCGCCGACAGGTCGGCATCGCGAACAGCGTTGCGGGAGTTGAATAGGTAGCGCATCAGAACTTGTTCCCGAGGAGTTTCTGGATCGCGGGGAGGAGCGCGCGCGCGAGGCCGTCTACCGACTTGGCGTCGCCGGTGAGAAGGACGACATTCGGCCGCACGGTCAGATTGTTGTTCGTGTTCTGCTGGACATTGTCGCCGTTCTGGGGGCCGCGAGGCTGCGCGTTATCACCATTAGTGGGCCCTCGCGATGGCGCGTTGTCGCCGTTCTGTGGCGTTCTTCCACTGCTGCCTGCAGGCCCATTGAATGCGTCGGAATTCTGCGGACTGTTCGGATTTGAATTTGCGACATCGTTGTTCGCGTTTTTCTGCGCCTGCGCCTCGTCCGCGATCTGTTTCAGCTTCAACTGGTGCAGCGTGTTCGCCTTGTTGACTGCGTCCTGATACTCCGCGCTGTTCAGAAGATCACTCGCCTCGGCCTCGTCGTGCAACTGCTTCAGCTGGTTCTGGAACCTGCGCTCTTCGATATCGTCCTGGTTGCCGTTGATCTGATCGATCTCGTCCTGCAGCGAGTCACCGATGCTCTGGAGATCTGCGCGCGCCTGCTTGGCTGCATCGGATATTTCCTGCACGCGTTGGGCGGCGGCTTCGGCGGCCTGCTGCACGCGAGATAGGTCTGCGTCGTTCAGCAGATCGAATTGCCCTGCGCCGGCCTTTGCATTGGCTGCAACGCTTTGGAGTTCGGCGCTAAGCTGATCGAGGCCTCCACCCGCAGCGGCCGCGCTCTTCAGGCTCGAATCCGTCATCGCTTCAAATGACGCGATCAGCGCATCGGCGCTCGCCTTCTGGGCATTAATGTTCGAATTGATCTTTGCATTGGCTGCATCGATGGCGCGGACGTATTGCTGAAGATCGGCCTCGCTGTGAATGCCGAACTGAAGCGCCGCATCCTGTGCCTCGGCGAACGCGCGTATTGCGTTCTGGCTGAAGTTGCTAAGGTCGGCCGTAACGCCGTTCAGCGCATCGCCGGTCTCCTCGCCCATCTGCTTGATAGCGCGCGAGGCCGTGTCGCTGAACTGCCCAACGTGGTCGACCGCATCTGAGGCCGCTTGGATATCGGATGGGACCGAACGAAACGCTTCTGACGTTTGCTTGCCGGCGTCAACGCCAGACTTCTTGACTTTGTCGAGGGCGTCCGACAGTCCGAGTGCAGACGCCTGCGAATCCAGCTCGATCTTCTTCGAGTCTAGATGCGCTTGATCGATGTTCGCGGCGGCATCAAGCGCGGCCTTCGCGTAGGCGATGAAGGCATTCTGGCGATCGGCTAGTCCCTGCGCAGTGTCAGCCGACCCTTTATCGATTGCATCGAATGCATTCTTGAATGCATCTGCTGTCGCATCGAGATTCTTTTGAGATTGGACTCCGAGTTTGGCGAACGAGGAATCTAATGCTCCGACCCCGCCACTCGCTTGCTGGGCCGCCGGACCAAGCGCCAGGAGGGCGCGTTGCGCATTGAAAGCCGCCAATTGAGCTTTATCTAGCTGGGCGGCTGTGGTTGTGGATGAGCCAGCCAGGTTAGCAAGATCCGAAGCAGCTTTCGCATAGGCATCAACAGCCGCCGCGCGGGCCGCGCTATTCGATGCATCGGCCAGCTTCAGAAGTGACGCTGACGCATTTTCTCCCGACTGTCCAACCCCATCGATATGGACTGATGCAACCTGCGCTGACGATCCAGCATTCTGCAACGCAGGGGCGGCCGTATTAGCGGATGAGGCGACCTTGCCAAGTGATGCGTCTGACTTGTCGAGCGCGCCTGCGATCGCGTTGAAATTGTCGACGGCAAGCTTCCCTGCGGCGGAAGCGCGGTTGAAATTCGTCTCAGCGCTCGCGCCGAATGCCTCCACCAGCTGGTTAAGCTGTGACGCAGGATCGGCTAGCGCAGCGAAATTGCCACTTAGAGCGGCCGTTCCCTGGATAGTGAGCTGAACCGCTTTAGCGACCGCTGCGGCCACTCCGAAGATCGCGGCTTCGACAGTATGGAATACCGCGCCAATCGAGTTTGCTACTGTCGCCGCGCCAGCGCCGAAGCTAGCGATCGAGCCGCCCAGATCCGAAAGTTTGGACTTTGCGCTATCGACGAAGTCAGCGACCGACTTGCCAACGGCATTGAAATCGATGGACTTGATAAGCTCCGTGAACGATGCGACGGCGGATGTCGCAAAATCCGTGATCGACTGCTTGATCGCCTGGAAGCCGGCGGACTCGGGGATGCCCTTGATCTGCTCGGTCAGAGACTGGACTGCGCCCTTGATCGGATCGAGCGCTCCTGACAATGCATTGCCAGCGAAATTCTTTAGGTTGTTTCCGAAGTCCTTAAAGGCATCGAGCAGATTGTCTTCGATGCGATCGCCCGCCGTCTTTGCGGCACCAGCGGTGTTGTCGAGGCTCTGCCGGAACGTATTGATGCCGGCGCCGCCATCCTGCACCAGCGCAAGGATCGCCGCCTTGCCTCGGGTGCCGAGCGAATCAAGCGCAGCTTCGGCCTTCGGCCCGGCTTGCGCGAGACCTGAGATGATTCCCGCGAATGAAGTAGTGCTTATCCCCAGCCCGGCAAGCTCCTGTCGAAGCGTGCTGGTCGGATCGCGCAGCCCTTCGAACAAGCCGCGAAGGCCACCAAGGGCTTGCTCGCTATCTATGCCCTTTTGGGAGAGCGTGCCGAGGATTGCGGCGGTGTCCTGAAATGACAGGCCGATGGCCTTAGCAAACGGAGCCAGCTGGGACATCGTGGCCGCCAGCGCGCCAAGGTCTGCGCCCGTCTTGACCGATACCGTCGCGAGATCGTCAGCGATCTTGCCGGCCTCAGCAGCCTCTAGCCCGAACCCCTTGACCGACTTCGCAACGATATCCGCCGCTTGCGCAACATCAATCTGCGCTGCTTTAGCCAGCTCCAGCGTCGCGGGCAACGCCTGAGCGGCCTTGTTCGCGTCGCCGAACGCCTGAGCGAGCTTGCTTGCTCCTATGGCCCCCTCTGTAGCCGTCTCGTCAAGGCTCGTCGAAACATCCTCAATCGTCTTCTTCAGCGCCTCCATCTGCTCGCTGGTAAGCGCCGAGGTGGAACGCAACTTTCCAAGCGCCTGATCGAAGCTCGTCGCTTCCTCGGCACCCGCCTCGAAGAACTTGAAGCCGGATACGGCAGCGATTACGCCAGCAATGATTCCGGTGATGCCGGTGATCTCTCCGGCCTTCTTGATGAATTCGCCAACGCCTTCTGTGACGTGGACGAACGACTCCTTGACAGTCTCAGCTGCGCCGGCAATCTTGCTCGTGCTGGCCGATGCGGTGATGGCTGCGGTGCCGACCTTGGCGAGGCTCGTCGCCACAGTTGCCGCTTGTGTTCCAAGGGAAGCGCTAGCCGCCGCAAGATTCGTCGTATCGACGCCCGCCTTCTCCAATCCGCCGAGCGTCTTGCTCAATGCGACTTGCTGAAGGTTCTGCTTCGATGTGAGGTCCGTAACCGATTTCTCGGCAGCGGCAAGCGCCGTTTGGTACTTCTTACTAGACGTTACAGTCGTGTCGGTCTCGGAACGGTACTTCGCCAGCGCGGCCTGAGCATCCTTGAGTTGCGTTGCTGTCTCGGCAAGCCCTGCTTTCTGACTCAGCGCGTCATTGACGGCCTTCGATTGTGTCGAAAGCGTTTTGAGTGAGTTAGCAAGGGCGACAGCTTCTGTGTCGGCCAACTTGCTGCTGTCGGCCATCTTGACCAAGAGCCCTGCTGTGTTAGCAAGGTCCTGATCTCCCGTGACGTTGTATACGTACGAGATGATGGTGTCGCGTGAGTTTGCCATCAGAGGAGTCGATTGATCTCAGAGGCCAGCTTGTCCACGGCGAAATCGTCGAGACGTTGCTGGCGGTCGGGCTTGCGGAGCATCGAAGCGATGCTGGGTCCGTAGAGCGTGTGTAGCGGCAGACGCGGCGCGCGCTTCCCGCCAACGATCGAGCGGGACACAATTTGCTTATTGCCGCTCTTGAGGCGCGCGATGAAGGTGCCGCCGTAGTTGTGCGAGCCTTCGGCGTTGAACACCTTGGCAGTGGCGCCCTGCGATTTGCGGCCACCCCACCGGCCAGCGAACTCGATCAGGCCGATAGGGCGCGCATATCCGGTCAGGACAACGGCATTTCCTGTGTTCGCGACCGAGATGTTTCCGTTGATGCGCGATGCTTGAAGGTTGTATTCGGTCTGGATGTCGCGGCGCGCCTCTACTGGAAGCGCGCGCGCAAGAGTCGAAGCGGCGCGTTTCGGCGCCGACTTCGAACCCGTAGCAACCCCGCGAAGGCGTTGCGCCTCCGCCAGGATTGCCGAGACATCTACTGCAGGCATCAGGTGGCCGGTCGGCCGTCGATGATGACCTGCGGGGTCGACGAGTCTTTCTCGTTCACACCGAGATCGAACGATGCCTTCGCGACCGCGTTGTCGCTGATGAACGGCAGATCGCCGGAGGCCGACAACGTGCAGGACGGGATGAAGAAGTCCTGGTTGTTGCCGGTGGCGTTGTCGCTAATGAAGCGGAACTGGCCGGAGACCGATCCCGAGCCGGACGACTTGATCTGCTGGCGCGTGTTCGCGGTCGGCGTGTACGCGGCAGACAGGTCGAAGCCGAAGCCGGCGGGCATGACCGCCGCGGCCTTGGCGATCGCGCCGCCGGGGACGATGGCGATGCGGCCGGCGAGCGCGCTGACCGTGTAGTCCGTCGTGACGGTGTAGGCCGTGGTCGTGCCGATGTACGTTAGCGTTGCCGTGCCATCCGAGGTCGTATCGCCGATGTTCGTCGTGACGAAGCTCGGCGCGCTCGATGCGCTGGTGCCTGCGACGGTGACCACGAACAGGTTGGTCGAACTCTTCAGCAAGGCGCCGACCGCATAGGCCGTAGAATTCGCGCGCGTGGCCGCAGTGGTCGTCGCCGCGCTATTGATCGCAACCGAGCTAACGCCGCGGACACCACTGGGGTTGTTCGGCGTAGCGCCGAGCTGATACTCGCGTCCGGACTGGCCGTTCGGGATGATTTCCCCGGTCACTGGCGTGGACGACTGCGTGACAACGCCGCTCTGTCCGGCGATGAACAGCGCAAGGTTCTCGGCGCTGAAGTCTTCGAAGTCAAGCTTCGCAGAGAACTCGACGGACAGCGTCACCGAAAGATCGGTCTTCGCAAGACCGGTACGCGAGGACGTGTGCTTGTAGTCGGTCGACGTGACAGTCAGCGTGACGCCCGGCAAGTTGCCGAGATCGCGCTCGCCCATCGGATCGCCGTTGTCATCAAATTCTGCGAAGTAGCCAACGCCGCGGCCGAAGATGTAGTTCTCGGTCTTGGGCAAGGGGGTGTTGAACGTGGTTGCCATTGCGGGTCTCCAGAAATGAAAAACCCGCCGAGCGGCGGGCGAAAAAAAACCCGCCACAAGGGCGGGTTCGATTTGGTCGGCCTGTTACCGGCGGCCGGAGACCGGACTACAACTGGCGGTACGGATCTCCGTACCCTTCCTTGAAGTATGCGGTGAAAGTGAAGAGGACGGACTCGCTGATGTCACCATCTTGGCGCGAAGTAGAGCGGGCGCTGTTGAACCCGAGGGCGCCCTGACTCATGCAGCCACGCTCGTCCGTGAGGTCGCCTCGATTCACCATGACAGCTTTCTTGATGTCCGCCTTCAGCGCGCGAAGCTCACGGCCTGTTTCGGCCTTATCGCACTCGACATGCGCCTCAATGGTGATCTGCAATGCGTTGTCGTAACTGCGAGAGCTGCCCGAGGACGCCGTGGCATTCTCGTCTCCGTCGAACAGCACGATCGCAGGCAGATCGGTCGGATCCACTGACCTTCGTGAGTCGTACACCCGAAGACCAGCGTCCGTACGAAATCCATCCGCCTTCCGAATCCCGCGCAGCCGACAGAGGATTACCTCGACGATGCGCTCGGAGATGGACAGTTGTTCGGTCATCCGACGCTCACAGTTCCGATCGGCTTCACCTGCAAGGCTGCAGCCTGATAGCCGTTGTCGGTATTGATCTGCCATGGATCGGCCAGGGTGAGCCCATCCATGTTCACGAATGGCGCCGTGACTTCGAAGTTCGCAGCAGGCGCGGCGAGAACGGCCACGTCAGGTCTCCCAGATCATGAACGGCGCGTCACCACTCACGTTGGCAACGGAGAAGGGTCCTACTGCACTGCCGAGGCAGACATATGTTCGCGCGGTCGATCCGTAGAACGTGGCCGTGTCTGAGGTATTGATGGACAGCTCCGAGTTCAGCACCGTGCCAAAGAACGAGAAGCCGAACGTCTGCGGGTACGCGCACACGTGACGCCAGGCCTGGAACTGCGTTGAAACCGTCGAAGCCGTGACGCCGTACGTGCGCATGCAGTACGCGTGGTTCGAGAAGCTGCCGAACGTAACGCCATCGCTAAAGCGCATTGCCGTCGCGCCATTCGATGTGCCGCTGGAAATGTACGCAACGACCGCGTCAGATCGCAGAGAAGCGTCCTGGTTGCAGGGTCGCCCGATACCGAACATGCCCATGCCGCCGGAAACGGTGGCACCAAGCTTGAATGCGATGCCGAAGAACCCATCGACCGACGAAACGTACGTTGGGAAATTATTGACCGTGCTACTAGGGGCGGCGTTATTAAGCGCCGCCGACCGCGCGATCGTTCCCGTTCCCGTGATAGTTCCAGATCCGTTGCTGCCCGTTCCAACTGTGATCCACAACTGAGGTGACGTGGATGAGGATCCGGTGCCGTACTCCAGCTTGAAGTAGATCGGTGCCGACCCGGACAAAGTGTCGGTGAACTTGTAGATTTCGTAGCCGGCCGCCGTGCTAACGCCAGGACGGGTCACCGTCGCCCAGTTGATTTGACCGGTGTCGCTGGTCTGCTGGAGGAACCCGCCCGCCGTGATGACGGCGGCGATCGCCGTCGAGAGTGCAAGGCCCCACGATCTGAACGTGGCGTCGCTCGAATGCTCGACTGGCGTATTGTAGAGATTCTTCGACATCAGGCGAGGAGCAGCATGATTTGGACGGAAGAGACCAGCGACGCTGAGACCACGTAGAACTCCACTCGATGACCAACCGCCATTGCCGCAGTGACCCACGCGGGAAGCGTCAGAACTTCGTTTGCCGATTGCGATGTCAGCAGGATGTTGTAGAGCGCGTTGCCGATGATCGAGTCGCCAGACGTCGGCCGAACGTTGTAAGCTGACGAAACCCGTATATCGACGCTGATACTGCCGGCGACATCGCCGGTGATGATCCAGCCTGTAGCTGTCTCATTGGCTTGAAGTGCAGGCAGCGTCGCGTAGTCGCCAGGCTGGATCGTTCCCAGCGCGCGCGAAATGTTGACCTGCATTGATCGCGGTTTCAGGCGCGTGTCGTTGCCCTTCACCACCTGCGACGAGCTCGCGTTGCCTGACGCCGCCACATTGAGGAAAGCGGCGGTCCCGAGCGCGGCGGTCAACGCGTACGCCGACAGGTCCTGCAAAGCGAGAACACGCCAGCTTGGCGAGGTTGCGTAGGGATCGTTCCAGACGAGCGCCGCAGAACCAACCGGTATGATTCCGCCGCCAGAAAATCCCGAGCCAAGACTGATCTTTCCGCTGCCAGCCTGCGCCACGATCAGCAACAGCTTGTTCGGATAGCTCGCTCCATCGAACGTCTGACCGACCGCTCCCCACGACGTGAACGTCACATCGTTTCCGAGCCGCGCCGTGAGCACTGACACGCCGGTCAGGTCGTATGGCGTGCCCGGCGATCCAGTCGTGATCGCTCCAACGTCGAGCACGCCGTCGAACACTACGCCAGCTTTGGCGCGGAGCTCGTCATAAATCTTCGTCATGCGTGAATGACGACCCGGTAAGCGTTTGAGGCAGGCGCGATAGCGAACGTGAACGTCGCGGCCGACGTGCTCGTCGCGACGACATCGCAGTACACAAGCTCATCGGTCGATGCATCCCGAACGCTGGCCGTGATGTCCTTAGTTCCAAGGCTATGGGTAACGGCGATTGATGTACTCGTGCCGTCACCGATCAGGCTGGCAAACTTGCGCACCACGACCGTTGTATCCACAGCGACGTCGTTCGTGTTGACGACGATGCCTGTGCCGGCGCCGACGTCGATTGTCTGCCCTGTCTTGGTCAGGCCCGCGCCGGCAACGAGATCCGAGATTGATGTGAAGCGCCCCCACGTTGACGTGCTCGACCCGGGAACCCAAGGAGTCGCACCAGTCGCCGTGCAGTAATAGACCGAGTTCGCGCCTGCGGTTCCGGCCGAGACGGGCACGAATGTGCCGGTCTGAATCTCGCCGCTAGCATCTGCGTCAACCGCGCGCGTCGGGGAGCCGCTTGCATTGACCGTGTAGATGCCGTTCTCGCTGCCGGTAGTCTGGCCGGCCAGCAGAATGCGATTGCCGGTCGCAAGCGTGACGCCATCGACCGTGCTTCCGTTTGCATAGGCGCTCGACAGCGTTCCGTTCGTGGTCGCAACCACGCGCACGGGTAACTTGAAGTCGAACCCTTGGCTGACCAGATCGACGTACGCCTTGGTCGCAGCGTCCTGCGCGCTGGTCGGGTCTGTGACGTTGGTCAGCTTGTGGCTGTTGATGCTGACGTCAGCGCCTGGCGCCGCCATCTGATCAAGCCGTGACGTGCGGACCTGCGTATCGAAATCCGTGATGTAGGTGTGATCGAGCGCCTTCGCGACCTTGACATCAACGCTCGTCGTACCAGTGACGGTGATGGTGCCATCGGCGTTCGTGACGCTGGTGACTGTACCGCCTCCACCGCCTGATCCGAGCGCAATCCATGACGTGCCATCGTAGATACGAACCTCGTGCGCTACCGAGTTCCAGTAGATCCAGCCCTCGGCAGGACTCGACGGGTTCGACGCCAATTGCTGCAGCCGCAGGTTCAGCAGCTCCAGGTGGGTCAGGTCGATTGACGTCAGGAATGGAATCGACATGCGGTCTCTCTCAGTTGACGAAGGCAGACCCGGAGAAAGCCCCGGCGAACGTCAGCGTGCATTGGTTGATCGAATCGAACTTGATATCGCCGACCACGACGTTTTTGCCGCTATCGACCACCGTCACAGATGGAAACTTGCCAAGGCCGTGAACAACCACCCAGGTCGCCGACGGGATTGGCTGCGAGTGAACGTAGTTGAGATCTCCCGAGACGCCCGGGTCACCCTTGTCGCCCTTCAGACCACCGATCAGAACCTCGGCGCGGACAACCTGTGGATCGACCACCGATCGCACGATCTCTTGCGTGACCGATATGTCTCGCGAGCATTCGCCGTCCAGCCGTTGCACGAGCTGGATAAGCTCCACGCACGGGAATAGCTGCTCGATACCGGCGATCACGAACGGGTGACTTCCGGGATGAACTGCACGGTGTAGCGCGCGGCGTGGATCGCACTGTCTCCCTTCACAAACTTGGCGTCTGCGATCCAGTCAGCCTCGACGCGCGGGACGTCCAGCGCCCCACTGATCGCGCCTGGGATCGACACATCCGCCGTGAGCGCAGTCGGGTTCGACGTATCGAAATCACCGCAGTCGATTAGGACGTCCGATTCGATAGACGCGCGTATCTGCATATGCAGCTCGTAGCCGTCGGCAAGCTGAGGCTGCTTCGTCAATCGATCGAGAATCCGTACGGTGAACTGACAATCGCGACCCTGATAAAGCACAATCGTTCCATCGGTGTCAGGCAGCAGCGGCACTCTAGTTCCCCGGCTTGACGACGCACACGTAGCGCGATTCGTCTTTGTTGTTTAGAGAGTCGACGGTGAAGGTCTCAGCGCCTACCTTGAATCGCGCTCCACCCTTCGGCGCAGCACCTACATCGGCCGCGAACGCAGTAATGGTCACCGCATCAGTAATCACGCGGCCGTCCGTTCCCTGCAGCAGAACCGATCGGTCGATATAGACCTTGCACGGAATGGCTGGGCCGCCCGTGCTTTGCGTATACATCGCGTCATCGGCTGCTCCTTTGCCGCGAAACTTCGTCATCAACTTCGCGTCCATTGCGCGAAGCATTTCCGATTGACTGATCACCGGCCCAACGCGTTTGATCGCTCGATCTTCGCGAGCAGCAGTTCGAAGGCATCCGCAACGCGGATGTTTGCGTCACGAATCTCCTGGAGAACTGGAAGTGTCTGCAGCTCGGGTGGCGATTGCGCCGGATCGCGATCATCCGGCTGGCAGATCTGGTGCTTTCCCTTGGCCATGAAAAAGGGGCGGCCTTTCGACCGCCCCGTTCCTTTCTTCGGACGTAAAAAAACCGGCGCTAGGCCGGTCCGCTTTGTCGCTTCGCAGGATGGATCAGGTCAGCTTGCCGCGCTGGAGCATCAACGGTTTCGTGCAGACGTACAGCGGGTAGCTGCGCACGTCGATCTCGACCCACTCGTTGCGGTCTTCATCCGGGATCACGCGGGCGTACTCCGCCTGCCCAAGCGTGTTCACCCAGTCGAACGACTCGCCCGGCGACAGCGCGCGCTTAAACACGCCCGGCGCGTTGACGGGGAAGAACTTGCACTTGTCTGTCGGGACAGCCACCGTGGTGTTGTCGTCGGTTCCCTGGTAATTGACGAATGTGATGCCGCCATAGCGGAACTGCTGATACGCGGTGCCGGTGCGGAGGTCGGCCGCTTCCTGCTGGTTGAGGTAGGTGGCGCGCACCTCAGCGTTCGCGATCAGCGCATCCCAGAACGAATCGCTGCAGAGGCCGATCGCATAGGTCGAACCGTTGACCCACGAACCCTTAGCCGCGCGGACCATGGCGCGAACAACGCCGTCGCATGCAGTGCGCACGCCTGCGCCCGTCGTAGCATCGAGGTTGAAGTCGATTTCCGCCGCCTGCGAAACGCCCCACTCCGTGAACCAGTTACGAATCGTACTGCCATCTGCATCGGTCACAATGCCCTGCACCGCACCAAGGCGCATGTTCTCATGCGTGAGCGCCTGGTTGTTGCGCAGGTTGAGCATCTTGCGCATCACCTCTTCCTGCGCCTGCATCAGCTCCGAGTCCGACCCGAATGCGCGTATGTTTTGGATCTCCGATGCATATAGACGGTCGTGATTCGCGATGCGCACGGTCGGGAAGTAGCGGATGTCCCGCTTGTCGTCCGCGCGGGCAACCGGCGGCGCGCCGCGCGGCGAGGTCTGCACGAGCGCCAGCGTGTTGTCACGCTTCTCGATCGCAAAGAATTCCGTCCGGACCGGCGCGTCTTCGAAGATTCCTAGATCATCGAGGAAGCTGGGCAGAGAGGGAATGTTGTTGAGGGCCTGAGTCAGCTCGAACGTGCTGAATGCGTCGCCCTTGAAGACGTCCATTGTTGCCATTTTCAGTGTCTCCTAGCGGCTTAACGCAGCACGATGTTGAGGGCGGCGAGCTGCGCGGTCGCCGTTGCCTTCTGTGCCGCGGTTGCGCCCGACGGCCAGGTGAGTTCGCCTGCCGTAACTTCGGCAGAGCGGGTGATTGCGGCGGCCTGCTTGTCAGCGGCCGACGCGTCGCAGTAGTCCCACAGGATGCCCGCGGCGACTTCGCTGCCGTCGGTCGCCGCCGGCGCGAGTGCCGTGTACTTGACCGAGGTGGCAACGACCGTGATCAGGAACTTGTCCCCCACCACGAAGTCGGTTGCGCCATCCGCAAGCGTGAAGCTCAGGCCGCCATTGCTGAACGCGACGCCGACGGTGCCGAGGCCAGCCACATCGCCTTGCGGGTCGATGAGTTCGAAGTTTCCTGCGTTCGTCACGGCCTGGGTGATGACCAGACGATAGATGCCCGCCTGCGCGCCATCGACAACCGTGATCGCGCCCATGACGCCATTGCCGGTATTGCCGGTGTGCGTCTCGGTCGCCGTGCCGGCGAAGACCTTGCCGAGGACAGTGCCGGCGCCCATCGCCGCAGTGCCGGAGGCAACGGTGATCTGATCGCAGGACAGGTAGCCCGCGTCCGGATTTGCCGAGAGCAGGAAGCCGCCGGCATGGAGTGTTTCAGTGAGAACGGCCATTACTTCTTGCTCCCGTTGTGGCGCGCGACGATCGAGTCCCAAGAGCCTTTGCCCTTGGCATCCGAGCCGGGCGGCGCGTGCGCCACGGCCGTGGAATCTTTCTGGATGGCGTCGACCGTGATGCCACGGTCTTTGATCGCCTTCGCCTGGACGACCGCGAACGCCTCTGGCGTGCTGCCATCTTTCAGCGCGGCATCGCGCTCGGCTTCGAAGCCGGCCATATGCAGTTCGTGGATCGCTGCAATGCGATCTCGCTCAGCCTTGGCGCCGTGCTCGCGGCCTTCCTTCAGTCCGTCAGCCTTTCCGGCCTCGACACCTTCGGCGCGAGCGGCGGCAATGGCTGCCGTGCTGTCCTGCGCCACGACCTGAATTTCATCCTTCGTGTAGCCCGCCTCGATCGCCGTGCGGAGATCTGCGGTATTGCTCACCTTGATGGTGCGTGCGTCGCTCATCTGTAGCCTCCAAGTGACCTGGTTCTTGCCAATGCGGCCGCGCGAGCAATCGTTGATTCGAGCGAGCCAATCTGATCCGCCATGCCTGCCTTTACGGCTGCATGGCCGACCAATACGCCGCCGCGGCCGAAGTCACTGATGACCTTTGCCTGCGTCGTGCCGCGATACTTCGCGACGGAATTCGTGAATGTGTTTTCGAGATCATCGACCACCGCCTGGAACTGCGCGCGGCCGGCATCCGTGGAGACGTCCGGGCGCTTGTTTGGCGCATTGCTCGACACGATCTCGTAGGTGCGAGTGCCGTTCTTGGCGTCGCGCTCTGACGTATCCTGCACGGTCGAAACAACGCCGATCGATCCGAGCACGGCGGTCGGATCGACGGTGATCGAGCCCTTGCCGCTTGCCGCAGAGAGCCAGTACCCCGCACTGGCTGACGTTCCGCCCACGTAGGACAGAATCGGCTTGGTGTTGCGCGCCACGGCGTCCGCAATCATTTCGCCGGCTTCGTGGATGCCGCGCGCGTCGCCGCCCGGTGTATCGAAGTTGTTGACGATCGCCGAGATCGTCGGGTCCTGCATCGCCGCTGTGAAATCCTTAGCGAACGTCTGCAAGCTTGTCGCGCCACTGATGTCAGTCATCAGATTCGAATAGCGCATGATCGGCCCCATGACGGGGATCACGGCCACATTGCCAGCTCGCCGCTCAACGGTCCGAGTTCCGTCAAGGCGTTTGCCTGACTGCGTAGCAAGCGCCTCGCGCTTCAGCCATTCGTCGCGCGCAGCCATCAGGGCCGGCGCGTCAAAGTCTCGGCTGGCAATTGCCAGAATCTTTTCCAGCGCCTCGGGCAGGATCAGCCAGTGCTGCGCGCACGCCATGTCGAAGGCATTAATCATTCCGGCGTGTCCTGCTCGTTCGGGTCGGTCTTGCTCGGATCGGCGTCGGTCGTCTCGTCGCCTTCGTCCTGCTCGGCCTTGTCATCGATCTCGGACGGATCGCTCGGCTTGACCGGAATCACGCTGCTGTCCTCAACCGGGCTGACGCGAACCGTGCCAGTCGGGCGCAGCTCCCAGGTTGCGTCCGCCTTGCGCTGGTTGATCTCGCGAACCTGTTGCGCGTAGACCTGGTCGCGCGACTCCCCAGACATGGCGGCGCATTCCATCGCTTCGTTGCTGACGCCAATTTCGATGCGCTTGCCGGCGGCCTGCGCCTCCTTCAATTCGTCCATCGCTCCGCGGGCCGGGCCGATCCAAATGGCGTTCGACCATGCGCGGCGGCGGATCGGATCCGCGTAGCCGGGCAACGAGAGGCGCCCTGATGCGACCTCTTCGTCCATCCACAGACCGTAGAGCGGCTGGCAGAACTGGACGACTAGAGCCGTGCGACGCACGAGGTAGAAGCGCCACGCCTGCAGCATTGCCGCGCGTGCGGCGCTATAGCTCGCCGTGTAGCTGAGCAGCAGTTCATCAATCGGCATTTCCAACGCCGCACCGATCTGCTTCACGACCGCGACAAAGAACGGATCGAACTGCGCGTTCGGACGCGCCGGATTCGCAAACACCGGCTCCTCGCCGGCCGCCAGCGACACGATCGCGCCATTGCCAAGCGCAACATCGTCGGCCTGCGCCGGCTTGACGAACGTCAGCGGATCAGCGCCCGCCGGGATGTCTTGCGGTACGCCGCCAAATGGCGATATCGGCATGCCGTTGTCATCGAGCGTTGGCGTTGTCTGCTTCAGGAAGACCGTGAAGAGACTCGACACCACCGCCGCCATCATCTCGTTCTCGGACCATTTCGAGATCTGACGAAGCGGCTCAAGGATCGGAGCGAGGAATGGTGCGCCGCGGACTTGTCCGGGACGCTCCTTGTCATTCCACACGTGCAGCACGCGGCGTCGGCCAGTCGCCGAACCGAACGCATCCACGTAGGCCCACGCCGGCGGCCCTGCCGTGACGATGCTGTCTCCGGGGTGATTGCTGCGAACCCAATATCCGAGCGGCGCGCCGAGCGAATCGAGCTTCACGCCGTCAATCATCCCGACAGTGTTGGCCGCGCAGTTCGGGTTCTCGATCCGGTCCGCCTCGATCAGCTGCACCTTCAGGCCCGAGATGCCGCCGGCGCGCTGCACGAAAGGTGTTAGCGCGAAACAGTCGCCGCTGGCCATCGCCGATAGCAGCGCGAGACTCGTCAGGCCGTACCCGTCCAGCGTCGCTTCCGCATCGCACTCAAGCGGGTCCTCGAACCAACGCTCCCAGCCGGCGCGGATCTCCAAGTTCTTCGCTTCGGCATCGTCCGCCGAGAGACCGAGCGCCGCGTAGTCGATAGACGGCCGGCACATCAGTCCGGTCCCGACGATGTTCGTGCGCGGCCTGGTCAGTGCGGCGCGGGCTATCGGATGGTTCCGGAACGCATCGCGCGAACGGGCGCGCAACGTCCGCTGTTCGCCTTGATTGAGATCGCTGGTCCCGCTGCCAATCGGCGTGAACCACGACCGCAGGCTACGCGCGATATGCGACGCGCCGAGCCAGCGCGTATCGAAACGCCCCGGCGAATGCGGAATGTTCGCGGTCACGGTCTGGCCGCCTTCCAGCTTGCCGACGCCGCGGAGTCGATCGAAGAAGCTCATACGGGCGTCACGTAGGTCACGCCGAGACGGCCACCGCCTTTGGCCGCAGACGCCGCTGCGCCAGCCTTGGCGGCGTAGTCAGCCTCCATCAAACGCAGCTGCCCCAAGTCAGCGGCCGTCAACTGACGCTCGCCATAGCGGAACGACTGGCCGTTGAGCAGGATGTCATCGATAGCGTCCTGAACTTTCTGGAGCCGTTCCGCATAGGTCGCCATCAGTACACGCTCGCTCCAGGTGATCGCACAACGCGGCCGCGGGGCGCGACCTGTTGCACGGGCTGCTGCTCTTTAACGAGCCGAAGCCCGAAGTTCTGTTGCGCAATTCGAATCGCTGCGAGCGAGTACACGCTGCAGTCGGTCGCTTCGTTGCGTCGGTTCTTGGCATCCCAAACGAACTCGGGATGGCCATTGCGGTATCGCTTGATCTTTTCTTCGGCCGTGACTTGGTCGAAGTAGGTGCGGTCGAACTCCTCTGAGACTGGCCAATGCACGTAGCCAGGACCGGCTTGCTCGATCTGGTATCGCTGATGCAGCAGCGACTTCGCCGTATCCGTTCCGACCTCGGTCAGATAGACGCCCTTCGCGTTGCGCTTGCGCGGCATTAGCGCGACAGGTCTTCCGGTCTGACTCGACCCCTTGATCGGGATGAGAAACCGGACGCCAGCTCGCTTCGAGAAGTTCGTCACTTCGTCCGAGTAGTGGCCGCCATGATCCTGCGTGCCCAGGATCGGCTGCAGAATTGCGCCATCTTCCCGAACGAACTTGCGCCGGATCTGTTCCAGCAACTTGTCCCAGATCAGGCCCCGACTCGGATCACCATAGAGGCGAACGTACGATAACGACCAGCGCTCCTCGCCCTCTCCATATCCGTCGAACTGAATTTCGAAACGATCGTCCTGCGTGTCGATTCCAAACACGATCGCGACAACACCGGCCGGAACCTGCGCTGGGTAGTGCTCGCGCCGCATCATCAGCAAATTGGCGTCGGTCTTCTCGCCCGGGTCTTCCTCCCAGGTCTCGCCGAGAGTCAGATTAACGAAGCCTTTCAGCTTCCCAGGATCGCCCCTCGCTTTCAAAAACTCATCGACCAGTCGAGACCAAGGGACCTGCCCCGATATCGCGGTCCAAATGTGCAGCGCCACATGCTCCGGCGTCGGAACGATCTCGCCGTTCTCGGCGTGGAAGTAGCAATCGTTGTCGATCCAGATTCCATCTTCGGAGATCCACCGGCCCGCCGGCATGCACTCCGCCATGTACTGCTCGTACGAGAACAGCGCGGCGCACTTCTCGCAGCAGTAGGCGGCCGTCGATGGATCATCATCGAGCCACTTGATGCCGAACGCCGCTTGCGGGCCGCCCCACTTCAACGCCTGCTCGTGCGAGCAGTGGGGGCAACGAACGTGGTAGCGGAAGAACTGATCCGCCTCCGCCTCGCACTTCTCGATCAGCGACGCGTTCTTGATGCCGGGCGTGCTGCCTCGGATCGACTTCGGGAACGTCGCGCCTTCCGCGCGTCGATCGCCCAGGGTTACCGGGTCGCCTTCGTTCTCGATGTCTCCGTCGAAGCCGTCGAGCTCGTCGTAGATCACGACGTCCTTGGACAGACGTCGGTAGTTCTTAGCCGCCTTGCCGCCGCGCACGTCCAGCGTGCAGCCCGTGAACACTTTCTTCGCGAGGGTGTTGTATTTCGACTTCGTGTTGTAGCTCGGGAATACCCGTTGCACCGCAGGGACATCCCGCAGCATCGGGTCGATCTCGTCCTTGACGAAGTCTTCCGCGTCTTGGTCGACCGGCTGGAACAATACCTGGTTGCGGCGCTTATGCTCGGCGAAGTAGCCGATCGCCGCAACAATCATCTTCGTGTAGCCGACGCGCGCCGACTTGCGCAGCGTGACGGACCGAATGTCGTCATTCGACATGCAGTCCATGATTGCGCGCTGATACGGCAGCGTTTCCCACCGCCCCTCGATGTAGCTAGATTCAGCGACGAGGTAGAAGTTCTCGTCAGCCCACTCGCTCAGTCGAAGCGGCTCAGGTCGATGGAGAGTCCGCAGACCTCGGCTTATCGCCTTGACGATCTGCGATCCCGTCTCCGTCGTAATACTCATCCAAGTCCACAGTGACGCGGGCCGCAGCGTTCTGCGCCTTCACGACCTCGCGTTTCAAATGTTCGATTTCGGTCGCCGTCATCGCCGGCAAGACCTTCTTTACCTTCAGCGGGATTGACTCCAGGATCGCTGCAATCTGCGCACCGACCTTACCCAGCGTCCATTCGATGACCGCGATCGGCGCAAGCTCCCTGCGCGTCTGCGCGTTCTTCAACTCCTGCCCGATTCGCTGCTCGCGAGTCAGCCGCAACTTCTCGCGATCGAGATCTTCATCAGCCGGGCCCTCGGGCTCAGCTGCGCGCTGACGGGCAGCCTGCCGCGCCAGCCTGTTCTCGATCACATCGTCGACCGTGTAGAAAACCTCGGTCCCGATTGTCGCCGCAGACTCAACACCCCAAGCCTGGAATGCCTGGACACTAATGCCGCAGCTCTTCGCCATCTCCCGCTGGTTGAGCCAGTGCGCGTGGCGCTTTGGCGCAGGCTTGACGACCTTCTTGGCTGGCATCAAACAACAACCGAGTTCAGAAAATTCTCATAAACAGTGAGGAATTGCGGTCGGCGCACCCGTGGTTTGTCGGCCGAGTCCAGAGGGACCCCGGCAATTGTTAAGATTGTTAAATCCGTTCAGGTTCGCGCTCGAAGCTGAACGAGCCTTAACATTTGCCTCGTTCATACCGACCCATCCCCGAGGATGTTGGCAACGCCCGCGCTTGCGGCGGCGATGCGCTCAAGGCGGTCGACTACCATGCTCAGTCGCGCGTCCGTGTCATCTGCCTGCTCGGCCAGTACGAGCAGCGCCTCGGTCGTCCTGGCTATCTCAGCGTCACCAGTGGTGGTGTAGACGAAGTTGACCACTTCATCATTGCTCGTGTTCGCATTGCTGCTGATCCACGACGAGTTGTTCATTGGCCTAAGCGCCAGCACGGTGAGCGCCCACGCATCGTCGAAGTCCTGATCTTCATAGCCATCGAACGAGCGCAATGCCAGACTCAGGCCATTAGCCTCCTGCCGCGCATACAGAGCTGCTGGACTTTGCTTGCCAGACTCCTTCTCGAACAGGCGCGCGTGCGCAATGGTGTAGGCGAGTTTGGTCTCGATATCTCGCCTCACTTCATCCGTGGTCATGGCCTTACCCTCGCTCGCGCTCACTGCACTACCGTATATGGCGCGTAGCACACATCGTTGGGCGCTTCCGCGAACACAAGCCCAATGCACAGGACCAAGCCAGCCATGAGAACGATCAGCATCCCTTTGCTCATCGGATTACTCCTGCATTCCTGCCGCGGTTGATGCATTCAACGCATGCCGCGCGGCGCTCCTCGCACGCATCACGAAAGCCGTTCATGGCGTACCAGGCAGCGTCCTCGGTGTATGGGTCGGTAGTTATCAGTGGCGCTTGCTCGTTGCACGGTACGAAGCATTGGTCACTGCACTTCAAGTCGAGGGCTGGCGTGGTCTTGACGACCGGCAGCGTTGAGATCGCGCACGCGCTCAGGGTCAATAGCGCACACGACAGGTAGAGGATGCGCAGCTGCATAGGTCTTGAGGTCCGATTGCTGTTTCGAGGCTGCGGCGGCAGATGCGGCAATGCGCGCGAGGGCGGCTGCGTTCTCTGCGCCAGCTGTCACATTCACTTGGTCTTGCTTGCTCAGGTAGCCAAGCAGCGCTTCATTGCTAGCCTTGGCCGAATCGGCTTGGCATGTCGAGAATTGGGCCCGCGAGCGCTCAAGCTCGATGTAGTTGACCACCATGATTGGCAGCAGGACCGCGGCAAGAATTGCTGCGATCCCGAATCGGCCCATCAGGAAGGCGATCATTGCGTTTCGGGCGGAACCGGCAGGCCGGCCGCATGTAGCTGGCCTTCAAGGATCTGGACCCGGCCAATCAGGCGTGTGTTCTGCGCCTTGAGGTCAGCAACGTCACGCTCTAGCGTCGCGACCTTCAAAGCCGACTCGTTGCGCGCATCGGCCGAGGACTGGATTCGCTGCGACAAGTCGTTCACTTGCGCCCGAAGGTCGGCGATCATCTGCGCCTGAATCTGGATGGCGGAGTCGACCGAGATTGCCGCCCTGGCTGCAGCTTGGTCATTGGCTACGGTAACGCCGTTAGCGGCATCCCGTTGCTTTCGATCCATGAACCACTTCGCTGCCAGGCCAAGGCCAATCGCGACTGCAGAGACAATCCCGGATACGGTGTAAGCGCTGGCGTCGCCGCCGGCCGTTGGAATAATGCCCGGATCCATCTATGCCCTCGCCTGGTCGAGATTCGTGGCGCCGGTGCGAATGGTCAGCCAGATCGAATTGACTGCCGCGTACGCTCCCAAGGAGGCGGCCGGGCTGCCACTCATCCAGAGGAGAATTGAAGAGGTGACGAGCAGGAAGCATCCTGCTGCGTTGATTGCCATCCCGAGCAGGATGCGCGGGGTTGGATCGAGAAGGCGCCAGAGACTCAGCAGGCCAACGATCAAGTAGGCCGATGACCACACTTCGCGCGTAGCCATTCGACTATGCGCGGCGAGGTCGTCGATCGATGTCCAGTCTGGCGTAAGCGCGAACCACAGGCCGATCGCAATCAAGGTCGCTGCGAGCAGGATTCGCTGAACGTATGGCGATGAATATTGGAACGCATCCTTTGCCGTGCGCCAGAAGTACACGGCGCGCGCCTTGACCGGCGTCATCGAGAACCATCGACTCATGCGGTCGACTCAGAGCCGGCAATCACGTTGTTGAACTGCGTTTCTCGCGCGATCTTCTCGGCTAGGCCGCAGCGGTAGACCGCCTGCCCGTCCGTATCAGCCGGCCTCTCGTAAAGGCGGCACACGATCGCGCCCGCGGCGCCGGCCGACTTTGCTGCCTTGAGCGCACGGCCGGCGCCGATCTCAGGTCCAGTCAATTCGAATTGGATGAAACGAAGCTGTTCATCAAACGTAGATTCGCGGATGTCGCGGCCGGCCCAGGTCTTGAACATCGCCTGCCGCGGGCCCTCCCACTGCGCGAGGCCATAGCCGGGACCGCCATTCATCTGTGCGCGGGTGTGATCGATGCCAGACTCAGCCTGAAGGTTTCCGACGATGCCGGCAGCTTGGTTGTGCGTCCACCCTTGCGAGGCGAAGAACGCCATTGCGGCGTCGCGACGAGCGGCGAAGCTAGAATCCATCGTAGCCATCCCGAACAGCAGCGCCAGCACGGCTACCCATGTTGGCGCTGCCATTCACTCGGATCAGCCAGCCGGCGGAGCGTCGGGCGTCAGCGCGTCGACGATGGCCGCGGTGGACGCCGCTGCATTCGCCTTGGCAGTGGCAACCGCATCGACGACCGCCTGAAAGCGCGGGTCATCCGGCTGCACGATGTTGCCCAGAGCGGCCTGGATGGCGGAGAAATCCGAATCGAGCGCAGTGCCGAGGTCGGCAATGGCGGTCTGTACGTCAGCGATACCAGTCATGAGGCGTTTCTCCAGTTGCAAAAGGAATCGGATCAGCGGGCCGAATAGCCAGCGATGGAAACAGGACAGGCGCACTACGGCGTCGGCGGCGTCTGACCGGTCGCCTCGGTGTACTTGCGCTTCAGGTATTCGTAATTCAGCTGCAAAGCAGTTTTCGGTTTCACGTGGAGCGCGAGCGCGGTTACGACACAGCCGGCGAAGAACGCCAGCACGCAATAGAAAATCATGGGTCTCTCCGGAATGCGGTCAGGGCCGCGGGATCAGATGAAAAGGTCAGGCTTCGACTTAGAATCTGCTGGCGCGACCGTGAGGCGCGCGATGACGAAGCCGATTGCGATGCCGACGAAGAGCGCAAGGAGATGGGTCACTTCACGACTCCCAGCTTGGCGCGCGCGGGCTTCAAGTCCGGCATGCCCTTCACGATCTCCAGCTTGTGCATCTTCATGTCGGATACGAGTCCAAGGAGGACGTCACCAGCGCAGGCCATCGCGCAGAACACCTCATAGCCTCCGATCGAAACCGGCGAATCGAAAATATGCAGCTCGTTGTCGCCAATCCACGTGCCAGCAACCGCCTCTTCGTCGAGCTCAACCTCGACCTCCGGCTCGATCGCTTCGTCGGTCATGGCCTCGGCCGTGAATGGATTAGTGAATGGATGGAGCGCCGCGCAGGAATCGAACCCGCTTAGAACTGCTTGGAAGACAGCCGCCTAACCAGTCGGCCAGCAGCGCGTTGATGTATGTGTCAAAAAAGCGCCTCTTGGCAGCGTTTTTGACGGATATTCCAAATTCCGGAACTCGGAAACTTAGGCGGCGCTCGCCAAGCTGAAGCGCTCTTTCGCGTTCCTATACTTGCGCTGCAGGAACCGAGCAAGGCTAGTTCGCTCGAACTTCCTGCATAGATAATCGAGCGTCAGGGGCATCTCGCAGAACTGCCCATTGCGCACCTCGTTCAACACGACGACGCCGCGCCAATGCGCGTTTGCGTGGCCCTTGTATGACTCATCGTGGAGATATGCGGATCCTGCGACGATTCCGTGCCGGATGATCCCCGTGGCGTACTGGACGTTGCCTTGAAGCAGGCCCTGGCAATGCCCCTGCACGAAACTCGTGCCGATCTTTGCCAGCCGATTGGTGATCGTTCCGCCGATCGCCTTGCCGGTATTCGGATTCGCGAAGTAGTGCGCGTAGCACACTCCGTCGATGATCTTCGTCCCCGGCGAGCCGTGGAAGTATTCCACTGGCTGCCAGCCGAGGCGCTTATCGTTGAAATGATGCTCGCCGATCGTCCCGGAGAACTTTGGCGACGTCTCTACGGCCCTGCGAATGCGAAATTCGTGGTTCCCGCGGAGAATCGTTTTCTGGCATTTGAAGCTGCCCATCGCCCGATGAAGGCGTTCCAGCGCTTCATTGCCACTCGATATGTCATCCTCATACCGCGCGCCCTCCATTCCGAGGCTGCCGGGACCATCCCAGGCCGACAGGCTGGGCATGTCGTAGTGGTCGCCCAGGTGAATCAGATGCGACGGCTTGTACTCGGCAATCGCCGCGCCAATCCAGTCGAAGTGGTCTAGCGGGACGCCCTTCTTGACCTGGGTATCCGGCAGGATGAAATGCCGATTCATCAATCGCCAGCCATCGCCGATTCAGGGCAGCCAGGCGCCGAGTACGCAACGACATCGCGGTCCGCAGCGGCGTCGGCCAGATGCCGGGCGACCGCCTCGCGATAGACGCGCAGATGGTCCGTCAGGCAAGTACCGACCTTCGCCAACATAGCCTCCGGCGTCCCATTGTTCTCAATTTCGAAGTCGATCAGCCGGTCTTCGAGCGGCTTCTCGCTTGGATGATTGTCGTCCGCCGTAGCGGAGCTACGATTGAGACGAATTACCACGCCGCCGAGGCCGCGTATTGCCTGCGCCTCATTGGGGAAGCGAACATCCGAGACCACGGCGCCGACGGCCATGGCGGCCTTGCGCAGCGCAATCCGAACCCAAAGCTCGGAATGGACAAGATCCCTACCCCACTCTGTACCGAGCGTCTGGAGCATGCGGCGCGGCGTCACGCCGTCGAGCCATGCGATCGGCGTTTCCTTCGCCAGCTCCAGTTCGCCAACCGACCCGCCAAGCAATTCAGCGACGAACTTGCGCATTGGAGCTGCGAAGCTGATGTGCTCCAAGCCATAGGCTGTCGCGAGAGACGCGCCCAGCGTGGTCTTACCGCTCTGTTTGCGGCCTGCGATGCCGATCAGCATGGCCGTGGTCTGCATCTGGTGCCCGACCCCTTCGGTTGATCGCTTGAGGCGGAAAGGCTCGGGCTGGAATAGATCCCCGCGCGCCGAAGCGGCAAACCGCGTCCGCTTGCGGATCGTGGTGCGGGGAAAATCAGGTCTGCGCTCGGCTTCTTTGCTTTTGCGCGCAGGTAGTTCGCTTTCTTGTCCGCCTTCAATGCCTCGTAGGCAGACCAATCGATATCAATGTATTCCCAGGCGCCGCGGCAAAGCAGCCCGCTCAGGATGGCGCCGACGCCGTGCCCATAGGCATCAAGGGCAGCGGGATCGCCTGACGGAAACAGGAACCACTCCCCGCGCGAGTGCCACCGAGCCAGATATTTGTGCAGCTCCTTCTCGACGAGAAGCGCTTTCGATGCGCCGCGAATCGGCACGTATCGAACGCGGCTCACGGGCATGGGGAGCCCGCAAATCAGGACGCTAATGCGCTCGAACGGGTCGTTCGCCTTACCAATCTTGGCGTAAAGAGAGCCGGCGCTGTCGCGGCATTCGAGCAGATAGATCGAACTATCCAGCGAGGCGAAATATGCTCGCTTCGTTCCGCCGGGGTTCGTCATGGCTTTCTTTCCTTGGAGTGTGCCTGAAACTGGGTGTCCACGGCCCTGGGGCTTCGTGACCGCAGCCAAGCGCGCTCCGACCGGTCAACGCATTCCCAGAAAACCGACCATGCGACGCTGCGCATGACCGAGTAGACCTCATGCCCAACCCGGAACGATTTCGCTCGTTGCTTGATCGGCTTGCACTGCCCCTTCTGCACGAGCAGGAAGGCGTCCGCGATTGCTCCGCGAATCCACTGGTAGTCGGATTCCTTGGGGCGCAACTGGCTCACGACCTCCCGAAATAGCATCGACATCAGTGGGCGTTTGTAGATGTCCGACTGAGCCACATAGGCTTCAAGCGCCTCAGGAACGCCACCGCGGAATCGGGAGAAAGCCAGCGCCCCCATGTCCTCGGTCGTGTCAGGACCGGCCTCGATGCCGGCGAGCAGGGACAGGAAATTGCTCTGCCCCTCAATCCGCGCAAGCCGCTCGATCGGCGGCGCTGGCTTTGAATCGAAGAACTCCCCCATGTGTCACCGCGCGCATTCAGCGGATCGCTGCGGGAGTCAGTTTCTTTAGGCGGCTGATTCAGAAACAGCGGACGGTTGCATCAAATCAAGGCCGCGAGAGACTGTGCTTTGGGAACAGCCGGCCACGTCTGCAATTTGGCGCTGCTTCATGCCCTCGGCTCGGAGCCGCGCGAAGAGATCGCCCTGCCTGCGGCGCAGCGCGATGTCAGGGATCTTCATCGGCACATGCCAATAAAGCGTCTGCCCGCCAACGTCGTTCACCATGTACGCCAGCATCTTCAGCCAAAGTTCCTCCCGATCGTCGGCGGACAAGACGTCTGCCATGGCGAACTCGAAAGCACATTTGACCGAAGTCAGGCTCATTTGGTCGGAGCCCTTCCTTCGCGCCATGTTGCCCTGAGATTTCCGGCATCCAGAGACGCGCACCAGTATGTCTTACAGCCTGGGCAATATTTCTCAACTGGAATGCCGTACCCGTTCATCCCCGAGACGACACGCTGATGTCGATGCGCGCGCAGATGTGGCGGCATCAGCCAACGTTTTAACCTGCGCAGCTTACTGGCGATTGTCATGCCATCACCTGAGCGCCAAAGAGGGCCAGCGCCTCCCCGATGTTTGTCACGACAGCGATATCGGAACCGTGCGCTTGTAGCGTGGCTCGCAATGCCTTCTGCGCGACCGTCAGTTCTCTCGCACTAGGTGGCCGCTTGCCGTTCTTGACTTCGACCAGAACGATGCGGCTGTCCTTGACGCAAAGAAGATCGGGCAGGCCCTTTCCAGCGGATGACGTGTCGTGAACGCCAACGCCGATATCGCGTAGCGCCTGACGAATCTCGGCGTGGTTTGCATCAGTCCGGGCCGCGTATTTCATTGCTTCCTCCGTTCAGCGATCTTTGCGCGCATCAGACGCTCGACAAACTCCGCATCTTCGCGAAGTTCGCTGGCCTGAAAGTCGATCTCGTAGTAGCCGACGATGAGCGCGTTCTCGGAAGATCCAACACGCAGACGAAAGGTCGGCGTGAGATATATCGGAGCGGCCTTGTCGCCCTTGATCTTGAGCCGCACTGCACGGCACTCGTCGAGTTTCATGCCGCCGCCTGCAATGTGACCAATCGTTGGTTCTGCAGCGCCAGCAGCTCGTCATCACTGCCATACACTGCATGGAGGGGCTTTGATCCATTTGCCAAGCTAGGGCCATACATTGCTGTCATCGTCTCCATCGAGCCGGATTGGATCGGCGGCACTGCGCGGTGATGCCACGAGCAAATGCCAATCGTGAAGTCGTGGCCGCGACGGCGTGCGCCGCTGAGCAGGTGATGAATCTCGATCGGCTGGCCTGGCACGCGCATGTATGGAGACCCTGCGAACGAGCAGCATATGCATGGCAGGGTGCGGATCAAATCCCATCGCGCAACCTGAGTTACCGTCGGCTTGCCAGTCGACCGCGAGCGGCGCATCTGCTTGCGGCCGCGCTTCATCGGCGTCTTACGCTGAATTCCGGAGCGCTTCATGCAGCGATCTCGTCGTCGGTCAGCCAGCGCGCTTTGCAAACCGAGGAGCACCAGCGCACTGGCAGCGACTTCAGACCTTGCGATGCGGGATCGTCGCCAATGTGAAACGCCATCGTGATCGCGTCGATGCACATGGCCTTCGTCAAGTTCAGGCTGCTGCCGCCGAGCATGACGAAGCCGGGCGCACCTTCGCCGCGGTCATAGGCCGGCATCATTCGCCAGCCTAGAATCGTGCCAGCGATGAAGTGCCGCCAATCGTCTTTGCTCATCCGATTGCCATGCCAGTTGATTTGCTCGGCCAGGTCCCCGCATGCAGCATTGAGAATCTTGCGCTGCTGCTCGGTGAGCATTTCTGTCCACGGCTCGGCTACCTTCGCGCTCACCGGACCACTTCCCCGGCGATCGTCACGTTGCGCAAGATCACGGCCTTGTGCGAATGGATGGCCGCATCCTGCTTTGCTAGACGCGCGCAGTTTCGATTCTTCACCTGCACCAGATACCTCGATTGCCGCAACACAGCCCACGGCATCGTCGCTGACATGATCTTCGGTTTCATTTTTCCTCCTCCCCCTCGACGGGCGTCATGATCGGCTCATAGAAACCGCAACGATCCTCATCGCCGCGCAGCGCATCGAAGCAGGTATAGGATTGGAGATAAGTGTTGGGCTTTGCTTCGTGCCAGTAGCATGTGAATCGAGACGGGCACGTAGAGCTGCTGCACATCGAGATATCAGGCATTGGATTTCCTCGGCCTACGCTTCCACATACCGCGCAGATCGGCGGCGGCAACCTTGCGGCAGGACTTCACGCCGCAGTCCGACTGCTCGCACGAGTCAGGCAGCTTCTCGATCTCATCCTTCCATTGTTCGCGCGGAAGCTTCGCAATGCGAAAGACGTTGTGGCGGCAGTGAGCAATGGTCATGCAGCTCTCCGACGCCAGCCTGAGCGGCCCGACGATCTTTCGGAATCAGTCTGCGCGGCTTGCGGCAAAGGACCCTCCCAATCGTCGAGGCGCATCTGGTCGAATCTGTTTTTCAGATGCACGGTTTCGCCAATGCGGATGTTTCGGCCCTTCGCCGGGATCAGCTCTACGACGCCTTGCAAATGTGTCTTTCGTTCGTCCGTGTCGTAGTAGTCCTCGCGATGGAGAAACATAACAACGTCTGCTTTCTGCTCGATCTCGCCAGACTCGCGTAGATGGTTCAATCGAGGGCGCTTGTCATGGCCAGCGGTTACGTCGCGGTTCAACTGCGCGAGCATCACTACTGGGCACCAAAACTCTTTCGCTAGCGCCTTGCCACCCTGCGCAATGCGGCCGTATTCGTGCCTAGCCTCAAGCTTCGGGTCGATTCCCATGTCGTGCATGTGATCTATTACGATCAGCCGAATGGGCGCCTGTATGTGCGCCCTACGCGCGCGCGCCATCAACTGGTCTATCTTCAGCCCAGGCGTGTCGTCGATCAGTAAAGGCGATTCGATGAGATCTGCGGATATCTGGCTGAGACGCCCCCAGTACAGGTCAGAGTCGAAGTCCGCGTTATTGGGCTGCTCGACCCAATCGAAGGGTATGAGCCCGTGCGCGGCGACAGCGCGAGCCATACATTCACCAGCGGTCATCTCAACCGAGAAAAAGGCGGCGCGCGCTCCGCGAAGCGCGGTGAATGCTGCAACGTTCAAGCCGAAGATGCTCTTTCCCATTGAGGGGCGCGCACCGACGACATAGAGCACACCATCGCGAAGGCCCTTAGTGATGTCGTTCAAGGCCTTCCACGGCGTCGGTAGCCCCAGCAAACCTGGGCCTTGTTCGTACCGCCGCACGATTTCCTGATAGAGAGGCTTCAGCGCAGATTTCGCCGGAGCGAGGCCGCCGCGGATGCGGGTAGTCTCCATCTGCGAGAGCGCATGAACAGACTTTGAAATCACTGCCGAGCTACTGGCCCCGGGGCGCAGTGCGGAAGACGCTAGCGCTTCGCCCTCGGCTATCGCCGCACGTAGTCGCGATCGCTCAACGACGATTTCTGCATAGGCGACGATATTCGCGGCGCCCGGAGTGGACGCATCGAGATCGAAGATATATCCCTGACCACCTACGGCATCCGTCGATCCCTGCTCGATGAAATGCTCCAGCATGGTGACCGCATCGCATGGCTTGCCGGCGGCAGCTAGCGCGGAAACGCTGGAGAAAATCAATTGGTGGCGGCGCTGGTAGAAATCTTCGGGCGCAATCCAGTCGGCGATCTTCGCCAACGATGACGGATCACGCATCAACCCGCCAATCACGGCGGCCTCAGCTTCGGGTGAGTTAGGCAGTTCCCGCTCGATCATGGCGCAGCCTCCGACATCGCTTTGTCGAAGACTGCGGTCATTTTGTCCTTCCGGGTCAGCAGCTCGAAGTCGGGCTTGTAGTTTTCGTGGCCGCGACCACCCTGAACTTCGCCAGCAAGGAATGGATCGCATTTGCAGGCGTCGAAGTAGTCCTGCCAGAACTGCGCCGTGATGACAGGGGCGCCGTATTGGCGCTGGCAGATCTCCCTCGCCACGCCCAGGCACCGCTTGACCTGATTCTCTCGAACCTCGTTCACGAGCTGGACGGCAGCAAGCAGCCCGTTGGGTTTGCCGAGGATCGCGTTGTACGCCGCGACAGCTTCGCCCGTGACCTGGCGAAGCCTTTCCGCCTTGGCCGGCTTTTCCGCCGCAGAATTTTCGCCAGAGCGGTCATCAGCCGAAGGCGATGACGAATCTTTTAGCTCTTTCTTCTCTTCTCTTCTCTTCTCTTCTCTGGTAGACGGAACTGTAGACGCTACACCGTCTACAACGCCGTCTACAACGCCGTCTCTATTCCGTCTCCATCTGGCCTGACGAGCGTTCTTTAGCCCCCTTTCCTTGGCAGATTCGCCGTTATGACGGTCAAAATTGGGAATCGAGGCACCTTTCGTGTCGATGACAAGCCAACCAGCATCGATCAGTGCGGAGGCAAATCCGTCCTTCATTGCGATCTCGTCAATCAACAGAGACGTTGCACCGTCTACATGACCGTCTACACAATGTTTGTCGACCCATGACCAGAACACATGGAGACGACCAACGATCTGCAACTTGTCGTCTCCGATGGCAGTACGAATCCGAAACACCGACGGATCATTTGCCAAGTCGGCGCGCATCTTGATCCAGTCGCCGGCCATCAGGCGGCCACGCTCAGGGGAAGCGACGGCTGACGATCGGTCGGCCTGACGGCCAGCAACGCGGCAGCCTCAGCGATCTCCTCCTCAGAATGCTCGCGATCGATCTCTTCCAGCACCTTTTTGCATTCCGCCATGTTGCGGAGTCGATCTTGCTCTTTCATCCCCCTTCCCCTTCAGTTCAAGCGGCGCTGTCGTAGGTCACGCTGAGGCGCGGCAATAGCTCGGCCTCTTCGCGAGTGAGCGGAGCCGGCGTCCCCAGCGCGCAGTGCCGGCGAAGATCGCCTGCTCGCATGTCGTGCTTCCAAGCGCCTACGGAGTCATCGGATAGGCGGCAACTAGCGGCCCCTGCCATGTGAAAGCTGCAAAGAACTTCACACTCGTGCCGATCGATGCGTTCTAGGTAGCAGGTTGAGTCGGTCATGACAGCAGCCCGAAATATTTCAGGACGAAAGCGACAGGGGGAATCAGACCTATGAGACACGCCACCGGCTCCAGCCATGGATCGAATGATTCCGGAATAAACCGCTTGATCAGACGGCTGCTCATGACGACAAGCATCAGCCCGCTGTAAAACAATGCGAATTTCATGCGCCATCCCTCGTTCCATATAGAACGCGACGAAGCGCGGCGTTTTCTTCGCGCAATTGCCGGCACTCGCGCTCTTTCTCGGTCTCTCGGTGGCGAAGGCTATGCAGGTCGTACCCACATTCGTGCGCCATCCACATCACCGGCGCATCGTTGCCGCAGAAGTCCATCAGCTTGACGAGCTTCGGCCACACGATCCCCTCGGCGCCGGACTGCCAGCGCGAGAACTGCGCCTTGTCCACGCCAAGCTCCATCTGAAGCGTCTTGTCGAATGCGTGGCCTGCGGCCTTCGCGCAAAGCTCGATCGCACCGCCCAACGTCTTCTCGCGCGCAACCTCAGCGGGGGTGACGGTCGACGGGATTCCAAGTTGGTTACTCATCTTCTCGCAAGTCAGTTGTGTGGTGTTGAGAGACTCGCCGAGGCCAAGCTATAGGCCATGAAGACGAGCGCCGAACCGAAGAAAAAACCCGCCGCCGAAGCCGGCAACGGGGGAGTGGAAAGCGAGGGGAGCGCGATCTCCGGAGTAAGCTGCGGATGTCTGACGTCCATGGCTTACCGACCCGGAGACCGCGATGGTGATTTGGAACCCGAACGACCGAGTTCAGCAGATGGCGCTATGGAATCGCGTAGCCGCTTTGCAATCGACCGTAGAGCAGCAAGGAAAGACCTTGGCTGCGTTGACGATGGTTGTTCGCGCGCTTGCGGAGCAGCGGCCGGAGCTGGCGCGCATGTTGGAGGAGGTAGCCACAGACGCGGCGCCAAGCCCTTCGATGCCCGCAGATCAACCATAGCGAGCAGCAGTCCAGCGGCGAGTTCCGGCCTGATCTTCTCCATCTCAGGCCGCCCCGCGCTTGGTGTGCTTGGTGGGCCGATCGCATTCGAAGCAATAGGCCATGTGGACGTCGATCGGGACGCGGTACTCGGTGACCGAGAGGCCGCGATCGCTCGCGACCACTGGCTCGACAAGCCCGCGCTCAACGAGCTTGCGGACGGTCCGCTTCGAAGGCTGTGCGCGCATTTCACCGCCCGGCCAGCGAGCACCGACGTGCCAGCCCTGCAGGCAGATGAGCCATTCCTGCGCAGTCGTCAAGCCGGAGAAGTCGTAGGCCATCTAGGCAGCCTGCTGCGTCGGATAGAGGATTTCGAGAACCGACAGCCCAAGGGTTTCGGCGAGCTTCGGCGCGTCGTCGACAGTCGGTCGGGTGCCGTTTTCGTAGCGGGAGATCGTCGGCTGGTCTTTGCCGATCGCGTCAGCGAGCTGCTGCTGGGTCAGGCCGAGGCGTTCACGGGCTTCGCGGATGGATGCTGACATGCACGGTAATATGCGTCACACCCATATTCTGTGTCAAGCATATGCGCGGCAATCCATTCCTCGCCGGGGGCGTCATATGCAACATACGCATATGGACTCTAAGACAGCATTCGGTAAGGCCGTTCGTCGCCGCCGCGATTTAGCTGGGTGGAAGCAACGACAGCTTTCCGAGGCGTCCGGCATCGGCCAGGAGGACATCTCCAAGATTGAGCGCGGCAAGCAGGGCGTATCTGTCGACACCATCAATGCCCTGGCGGCGGCGCTTAGCATGCGCCCATCTACCTTGATCGCCGAAGCCGAGGCCTTCGAGCATGGCGACTCCGACTCATCGGAGGCCACGGCCTACCAGCTCACCCGCGCGCTAGGCATAAGGGTTGTGCCCTTGATCAGCTGGGTTGAGGCCGGACGCTGGTCAGAGGCGGTGGACGCGTATGCGCGGGGTACTGGCGAGAACATGATCAAGACCGAGGCCAAAGTCGGGAGGCTTGCCTACGCGTTGAGAGTCAATGGCGACTCCATGACCAACCCTCGGGGAGAAAACCCGACATTTCCGTCAGGTACGGTTGTCATCGTGGATCCACACCGAGAACTGCTTAGCGGCTCACTCATCATCAGCCGATCGGTCGACGCAGAGAACACGACGTTCAAGCGGTACGTGGAGGATGGCGCCAGGAAGCTCCTCGTCCCACTTAACCCGCAGTACCCTGTGCTACCAGTTGACCGTGAGATGGTTTACTGCGGCACGGTCGTTGCTAAGGCTGAGATGTCGATCTGACGGGGGAATGCCATGCGGGGAAATGTCGAATTCACGGGCGGCAAGTGCCCCCATTGCAACGAGCAGCGGAAGTTTGAGCGGCCATCAGCAATCTGGGGCGTTGGAGATCTTTTCATGGTGCTGATGACTGGCGGCCTCTGGCTCGTCGGCAAGCTCATGCTGCGGCCAAAATATCGCTGCTGCGTTTGCGGTACTGTGAAGCCCTGATATAGGACCTCCAAGGGTGCAAGAAAAAGCCCCGGCTAGCGGGGCTTGTGCGCTTTTTTCGGTTTGATGGCGACGCGTTTCTCTGCTGGCAGCGATCGCGACTCATCCGACTTCACCACCGACGAAACAGACTTGCCGAGCAGCTTGGGCAGATGCGGCAACGCGTTCGGATCCCTTTCGGTGAAATAGTCGACAGCTCTGGTCGGCAACCAGACCTGGTTGAAGTGAAGTCGGAAATCTTCGAGCAGCTCGATCGGATACATTCTCGCCTGGACTGTCCTTCCATCTGCATACTCGTGTGGGTAATAGGGCATTGCGTCCGTGTCCACGCCCTTGTTTTCCCGCAGCCACTTCGCAAACATCTTTCCCTGGGAGATGTCGGGGATAATGCTCTCCGGCAGCCTGTAGCCGGCGCTCTCTAGCGGCGCGATCAATCCCAACGTCATTTCGTTGAGGATTGAGAAATGGGTGTAGGGAATCTTGTGGCTGTTCGCGGTGTAACGAGCAAGGTGATACGGCATCCCCTCGCCAGCGTACTTCCCGCGCGCCATCCATTCACGAACCCAGCGTGTGACCAAGACTGCAAACTTGGGCGACAGCCATTGACCCAAGTGCACCGCAACATCGGGATGCACCCAGGTTCCTTGCTCGGCTGGCGTTCCGCCTCTAAGTGACTGAACTAGTTCCGATACCGGAATTCCGGTATCGGCAGAAAGCTCCTTTAGGTACGCCTTCGTCGTGAGGTTGGTGATGTAATGGTTCCACGACTTGTTCGCGGCCTTACAGGCGGCTGTCGCGTTGAAGTAGCCATCATGCGCTCGCTGCGAGATCACGACGCCTTCAGACACATGCGGAATCAGGGTTAGCGACATCTGCTGCTGGATCATCTGCGCCCCTATAGGCCAAGTTCGAATTCGCTTCAGGCTAGCAATTCCCGCGCCACGCGGCGTGAAGGCCATCGAACCCGCTGGGCGCGGCCAAGGCGGCCTGGCAAGCGCGGACTTTTCATATCTTGAAATATGTGCTTGACACATATGTGTGCTGCGCATATGCTTCTTCTCCATCAGCCCCACCGCGGGGCCAGGTGGAGAGGAAAGTGGCAGCGCATCGTTTAGGTCCCGGTGAGTTCGCAGTGACGACGTTGGCGATCGCTGCCGTCCTGAACTTCTTCCGCGTGTGGCTGGCGGTGATGTCGTGAGCGCGCACTCCCCCGCTCGCCCACTCGGTGTCGCGGCTGTGAGCGCGCTCGACGTCCAGGGGATTCTTGAGCGAGCTGGCGCGGATGCTGATGCGCCAGAAGGTTCGCAGGCGTGGTCGCTGGCGCTCGTCGCAGGCGCACACGCAGAACTCGCACTCGCCGCCAAGGCTGTCCTCTTCTCATTCGAGAGCGATGAGGGACTGACCTACAACCAGCGGTCCGCCATCTGCCGGTTGCATAACGCCAGCTCGAAGGTACAGCCATGACCCTCGACCTCGACGCGCTGCGGGGGCATACGGCTGGTCCTTGGGATGTCGATTACGGCTATGAGGACTATGGCGATGGTCCGGTGCAACTCGTCTACGGCATCTACGCCGGCAAGCAACGCATCGTGGAAACCGACTCCGGGGTCTACGAGATGAGCATCGCGGACGCCAAGCTCATTTGCGCCGCCCCCCAACTCCTCTCCGAACTCCTCGCCTATCGCGCAAGGGATGCGGAAACCGCGAAAGGTCTTGCGAGCATTCGCCGCTATGACCCGCAGTACCACGACGCGTCGATGGAAACGAATCGCGATGGTGATTGGGTCAAGTACGAGGATGTCGAGAAGCTGACCGCAAGTCGGGATGCGGCGGTGGCGGAGTTGGAGAAGGACGCTGCTCGGTATCGCTGGCTGCGCGACAACTGGCACGGCGGGAATGGTTGCTGGTGCGACCCAGAGAAAGCTCCGGCTGATTTAGATGCGGCGATTGACGCCGCCTTCCGCCAAGGAGCCGCCGATGAACGTTGAGCGGCTGACGGAGATTGCGGAGTGGCTTGATCGCGGCGCGCCCGAGCGCAGGGTATCTGGCGGCGTTATCAACGGCTTCGACATGGAGTCGTTCTACGACGACCATGCCGCGTGTGGAACGACTTGCTGTATCGCTGGCGCTGCGGTCGCTTTCCATAAGGGCTATTCGGCACTCGACGCCTGGAACGTTGATGACATCGCGCAGGAGCTCCTTGGCCTGACTCGCGAGCAAGCCGGCGAGCTCTTTTTCAGCGGCTTCGGATCGACTCCGCAGCATGCCGCATCCGTCATCCGCCACCTCATCGCCACCGGCACCGTCGACTGGAACGCGACGCGGGAGGCGGTATGAGCGCGGTTTCGATTGTCGCGAGCTATTCGCCGACGCCGGAAGATTTGGCGGCGGCGTTCTGGAACATGGACACCACGCAGCAGGTAGCGTTTTTCGGTCACCTGCACAAGTTGGCCGGCGTGAGTCTTTGCTTCCAGATGGCGGGCGTAGTGCAGGAAATCGAGCGCCTTGGCGCGGCCGATGACTACCACGCACTGAACGGCTTCCAGACGATGCTTTCGCATGCCCAGGCTTACGGCGAAAGCGCTACTGACATTCGCACGTGGGCAGCGCAGCGCGACCTCCGCGAAGCTGCAGCCAGCGCAAAGGCGAGGTTTGCACCATGACCCGCTCCCGCTGCACCTGCTCCATCCACCGCGACCCGGATTGCGTCGTCGACCACGAGGTTGACCGCGAGCGCGAGGAAGAGTTTCGCGAGTCCTGTATCGACGAACTCATCGAGGCGAACAAGCGAGCGGCCGTTGCTGCTTGGGTCGAGGACGACTCCTTCGCATTCGACGTAATCGCCGATGCGCTCCGCGAGCGCGGCTCGAAGATTCGCGAGCAGTTCGCACTCAACCGCGGAACCCAACTCGAACGCTTGATGGCGTCAAACAAACTGGCGAGGGCTGCGTGATGGCACACGAAATCACAGTGAAGTTCACGCCGCTCTGCAGCTCTTGCGGTGGCGAACTGGCCATCGGATGCACTCAATCCGATATGTCCAGGCAACGAGACGTCTTTGATAGAGACAGTCCGGGCGAGCGCGTTGCTCAACGTGTGTTCGTCGGCGCATGCCCGAACTGCTTCATCTATCGCAACAACGTTGACGCATTGCGAGCTGCGCTTGCGAGGTACGCATGAACACCGCTGCCCAACGCCAAGGCTACACCGACGGCGCATCAGTCTATCGGATGCGAGCGCCCGGCTGCCGCGACTACGCGATTGGCTGGATCGAGGCAACAGACGACAGGCTCAATCCTCTTCTGGATGCGGCCAACAACTACGGAGCACACGAATGACCGCTTCCAAGGGGACGCGCAAGAAGACTGCGCCGAAGAAAGTGCCACGCGTTGCCAAGCCGGCCGCTGTTGCGACATCGCTGGTTCTGCGCACGTGCGACGAGAACCTGCGCTCGAAGCGCGGTTTCCAATGGCCGGAGTCCGGCTTCGTCGAAGCGCCGGATTGGAAGGAGACGCCCGAATGCGGCAACGGTCTGCATGGCTGGCTGCATGGCGAAGGCGACCATTCCTGCTCCAGCTATCTCGACGCGACCGCCAAATGGCTTGTCGTCGAGGTCGCCACGCACGAAATCATCATGCTCGGCGGCAAGGTCAAGTTTCCGCGCGGCAACGTCGTGTTCGTCGGCGATCGAAAGTCTGCGACCGACTACTTGATCGCGAACGAGCCCAACGCGAAGAATGTTCACGTCATCGGCGCCTCGATCACCGTCGGTGATAACGAAGCTGCCATTGCTGGCTCCCTCGGCACCGCGACGGCTGGCGACAGCGGCACCGCGACGGCTGGCTCCCTCGGCACCGCGACGGCTGGCGACAGAGGCACCGCGACGGCTGGCTCCCTCGGCACCGCGACGGCTGGCGACAGAGGCACCGCGACGGCTGGCGACAGCGGCACCGCGACGGCTGGCGACAGCGGCACCGCGACGGCTGGCTCCCTCGGCACCGCGACGGCTGGCTACAGAGGCGAACTCCGCATCCGCTGGTGGGATTCGTCGAAGGAACGGTATCGGACCGAAGTCGCGTACGTGGGCGAGAACAGTATCGAGCCGAACGTCGCCTACAAGCTCGACGACAACCACAAGTTCGTCAAGGTGAAGCCGTGAGCGTCGCCCTCCTCTCCCTCGGCCTCGTCCCCATCGGCCTGATTTTCACCGCCGCGACCTACAAGCCACGCCGCTGCATGTTCGAGTCGATGGACGAACGCACCCAGCGATTCGCACGAAGCGTCCAGCGCGAACACCAGCGTATCCGGCAGCGCACGAAGCTGCTGCAGATCACTACTCGGAGCAAGACATGAACCTGCAGACGAATGTCCTCTCGTTTTTTCGACGCACTCCGCAGACGCCGGAACAGATTGCGGAGCGGTGGGTTCGCAAGGAACTGTCTGGATATCCAGCCAGCATCTTGGCCCAAGCGGTGTCGCGCGCGAAGCGCCTTATCGACGCCGGCAAGGAATGGCCCATCGCAGCAGACCGCGCCGTCAAGTGGGCGCGCTGCGCTGAGCATGACGTGCCGAGCTTAACGGCATGAAGACCCTTCGATTCTACGGAACGAGCGACGACCTTCTCGAATGCGAAGGCGACGTCGAAGACGAGGCATGCAACAACGGGCGCGGCGACCTGAGTTTCGTACTCGAATCGTCGTCAGGCCGAATGCGTGTCGCTGCAGTGTATGTCGCAGGTGGCGTCTGGGCGATCGGCGTCTGCCAAGTGGAAGAGAACGACGAGTTGCCGCTTTGGCCGATTCAGTACGGCACGCATGAGAACGGCTACAGCGCACTTCTCCGCGTCGACTGTCCCGATGACGTGCAAGTCGCCGACGGCAAAGACTGGGACCGCTAATGACCTTCGCCCAAGCCCTAGCCCTCTTCCGCCAATCCCTCCCCGCGCGAGATGTGCCGGCGGATGAGGATGTGGAGGGGGAGTTTGAAGAAGACAACGAACCGTGCGCGGCGGCTCCGCGAACGAACGAGTAGGAAAGATCATGGCCCTCGATATTGAATCGCTTGGATTCACCAAGGACGAGCTGCAGTCGCGCGTAATAGACGCTTGCGTGCAGCGAATCTTTGAAGTCACTCAGATGGACGAGGATGGCGAGGACTTCGTCGACAAGTCCCCGATGGCGAAGCGTTTGGAGACGGCTGTGAAAGCGGCTATCGACAAGAAGGTCGCGGACCTCGCCGAGAAACATGTCCTGCCACTCACGCAGAACTTCATCGAAACGCTCTCGCTGCAGGAAACGAACAAGTGGGGCGAAAAGACTGGCGCCAAGGTGACGTTCATTGAATACCTGATTGGCAGGGCCGAAGCCTACCTTCGTGAAGACGTCAACTACGAAGGCAAGGGGAAGACGGAAGCGAACGGCTTTAGCTGGACGAAATCACAGTCCCGCCTTACGCACTTGGTTCACCAGCACCTGCATTACTCGATCGATGCCGCGATGAAACAGGCGATTGCCCACGCGAACGCCGCAATCGTAGGGGGCATTCAGGACACGGTGAAGATCAAGCTCGGCGAAATCGCTGCGGCCCTGAAAGTCTCCGTCGCCACCAAGTAACCCCACCCGCATCCGCCCCGTAGGCGACAGAGATTTTGAGGTAGTTATGTCAGACGTTGCTCTATTCAATCGCGCTCCTGGGATCTACGCGGATGTCGCGGAGTCCGAGTATCACGAGCGCGTACTCGGCGTCGTCAACAAAGGCGCACTCGACGCGATTGCTAAGACGCCTGCGCATTATCGTGCATGGCTGACCGAACCCGCTGCAGAAGAAACGCCAGCGCTCAAGTTTGGCAAGACGCTGCATTGCCGAGTGATGGAACCGGAGCGTTTCGCGGCGACCTACATCGCCGAGCAGAAGCATCCGCATCGCCGTTTGTCCGATGCACAGCGCAACGCGAAGAAGCCCAGCGACGAAACGCTAGCCGCCATCGCGTATTGGGATGCGTGGGCTGTCGAAGCAGCAGGCAAGGTCGAACTGAGCGCGGATGACGCCGCCAAGCTGGATGCCATGCGCGAATCTATCATGGCCCATCCCGTCGCCTGCAATCTCTTCGCTGGCGGCATGCCGGAAGCCACGACGATTTGGCATGAAGACGGGCTCATCTGTAAGTCGCGAATGGACTACTGGCGTCCGGATATCGACGTCATCGCCGACCTGAAATCGACAGATGATGCGAGTCCATTCGGGTTCGCGCGCTCGGTGCATTCGTACCGCTATGCCGTTCAAGCCGCGCACTACCAGTCCGGCGTTCAGTCCGTCACCGGGACCGCCCCGTCATTCCTCTTCGTCGCTATCGAGAAGTCTGCGCCCTATGCGGTCGCGGTCTACCAGCTCGATGTCGAAGCGATTTCCCGCGGCGCTGATTTGCGCGCACGCGACATGGCCCGACTGAACGACTGCCTCGCCTCCGATTCCTGGCCCGGCTACCCGGTTGGCGTCACTTCCCTCTCATTGCCCGCATGGGCCTTCAAGGACGCAGCATGAACGCGCTTGCCACCACGCCGGCACAGTCCGGCAACATCTTCCCCGCTGCGATTGCACCACGCGGCACGAACAACGCGCAGGCCGATGCAGGCCAGCAGCGCGAGATTGCCGAAGTCCAAGCGGCGATGGTCATCGCGAAGCGGTTTCCACGCGACCCGGTCGCAGCAATGGACCGCATCTTGAACGCCTGCACGCGCCCCACACTGGCCGAAGGCGCGCTCTACTCCTACAGCCGCGGCGGCAGCGATATCACCGGCCCCAGCATTCGCCTAGCCGAGGCGATGGCGCAAGCGTGGGGAAATATCTCCTTCGGCGTGCGCGAGCTCGAACAGCGCAATGGCGAATCGACCGTAGAAGCATTCGCGGTCGACATCGAAACGAACACCCGTCAGGTCAAGGTGTTTCAGGTCCCGCACGAGCGCCACACGCGCAGCGGAGTGAAGCGCCTCACGGATCCCCGCGACGTCTACGAGCTTGTCGCCAACCAAGGCGCACGCCGCCTGCGCGCTTGCATCCTCGGCGTCATCCCCGGCGACGTCACCGAGTCGGCAGTGAAGGCGTGCGAATCCACGCTGACTGCCAACGCGGACACCTCAGCCGAAGGCCTGAAGAAGCTGCTCGCAGCCTTCGAGCCGCTTGGCGTCACGAAAGAACACATCGAGAAGCGCATCCAGTCGCGCATCGAAGCTATCCGCCCGGCCCAGGTCGTCCAGCTTAAGAAGGTCTACGCGAGCTTGCGCGATGGCATGTCTTCGGCTGCGGACTGGTTCGACATGGACGCTGCGAATCAAACACTGACCGACAAGATCGTTGGCAAGACGGAGAGCGCATAAATGGCACGCGGCATCAACAAAGTCATTCTGGTCGGCAATCTCGGCGCCGACCCCGAAACGCGCTACACCGCGAACGGCGGCGCCATCACGAACATCCGTCTGGCGACCTCCGAAGCCTGGAAGGACAAGCAGACCGGCGAAAACCAGGAACGCACCGAATGGCACCGCGTCGTGCTGTTCGGAAAGCTCGGCGCAATCGCCGGCGAGTACCTGAAGAAAGGCCGCCAGGTCTATATCGAAGGCTCGCTGCGCACGAACAAGTACACCGACAAGGAAGGCGTCGAGCGCTACGCGACCGACATCGTCGCCAACGAGATGCAGATGCTCGGCGGCAACTCTGCGGACAGCGGCGATCGTCCATCACGTCAGTCACGACCACAGAGCGGCTCGCCCCCACGCGGCGAGACCCCGACGAGCCCGCAGTCATCGTCCTTCGAGGACGACCCGGACGACGTGCCATTTTGACACCCGCAGCCGCGCGGCTCGCGGCACACATTGGAGATAGCAATGACCATCAGCAAGACGTACGGCAACAAGCTGGACAAGGTTCCGAACGGAGGCGTGGGCGCGAAGATGAATAGCGGCGCAGTGGGCGCATCGGATTTCTCGCCAGGCGCCAAGGGAATCGGCTCACTCTACGTCAGCGAGAGCGGCGGCGGCGGTCCGTTCCATCTGGTCGTGAAGCAGGGCAGCAAGACCATCACGGACAACCCGCGATTCATCGGCGGGAACATCCTCTCCTACGCGATCGGCGAAAAGGTCGGCGCGCGCCTTCGTCCGGAAGACGGCGATATCACCTTTACCTGCGCTGGCGCCAAGCACGATCCCGTGATCGTTCCGAACTACGACGCAGGCTGACGTTCGACGCGGCGAAGTAGGCGTTTTACGGGGCTGGCTACGTACAGCGCGAGTCACCAACGCGGGACACGCAACGAGAGAACGTAGTCAGCCCCTCCACCACCCAGGAGCACGGACGCTCCCACTTTGGGAAGAATTGCAGTGAATATTCCGTTCGGTACATGCGGCAAGTGCGGTGGACGCGTCTCTATCCCTAACCCGTGGTTTGCGACAACGCCGGCAACCCCAACTTGCGAGTCGTGCGGGGCGCATCCGAGGCAGAAGTTCGGACCAGTGGTTGAGATGGAAGACTCTTCCAAAAAGGGTGACCGCCAGTTCTTTCGCTCTCCACGCTAACCACCCCACCAGCGCGCAGTGAACACGACAGACAGAGGACAGTGAGCATGGAATGGTTGCCGATTGAGACAGCGCCGAAGGATGGAAGTCTGTTGATCCTTGGTGCGCCTGATCACGTTCGCACTGGCTACTGGGCTATCACTGGATGCTGGCACGACCACGCTTATAGCTATCGAAACATCGAGTGGTGTGACCTGTCGTTCAAGCCAACGCATTGGATGCCACTCCCGCCAGCGCCCGCAGCAACGCGCCCCCAGTAAGGAATCGCCATGAGTGAGGAGTGGAAGGTCAAGAAGTGCAGCGTGCTAGACGGCGATCACGTTGTCCCGTGCTCGATGCTGGAGAACGCCACGGAGTACGGCAATCCTCACGGGAAGCAAAGGGGCATTTGGGCTTGGCGTCTCTACAGCACGAAGTCACACAAACCGACGCGAACCTTCTGGGGCGCGAAGTCCGGTGAGCACGTTGCCAAAGGCGTGATCTTCCACTTCTGTCCGTTCTGTGGCGAACCGATTGATGCACCAGTGCTGGAGCCGAAGCCATGACCACCGTCGACCGCCGGGCCGTGCAGGAGTTGTTTGAGCGTGTCTGCGAAATGGACGCAATCCCGCATTCGAGCGGCAGGGACGAACGCAGGTATCTGCATGACCAATTCCTAGCACGTCTCGCAGAACTCCCCTCCACCAACGCGCAGGCCGTGGCTTGGCAGTGGCGAGCCATTGGAAGCGATGGGAGATGGTTTGAGGGCACGAAAGAGGAGTTCGACCGCGGCGTTGCAGGTTACGAATACCGCGCCCTCTGCGTCTGCTCTGGCGATGCGCGGCCCGTAGCCGTACTAAGGGTTCGCACTGGGCGGGGCGCAGCTTCTGGCTTGAAGCAATGGGATTGCCAGCACCTGTTGACCACGTACGTGGCTGAATTGCCGGACGGCGAATACAGCTTGGGGATTATCCCGACTGGCGATGCGAAGGAGGCGTAGGTGAGCGTCCCCTGGAATCAGAGATGTAAGCACGTCTCTTTTGTCTATCCGAAATGCCGCTGCAGCAGGCGCGCGGTTAAGGATGGCCGATGCGCGAAGCACGCGGAGCCAATGCACCAGAACAAACCGCTTTGGCAGGAACGGTCTACAGCCTTAGAGACAGGAAATAGAACCCATGACCCCTGACTACGCCTCCCTAGATGCCGCCATCGTTAAGGCGATTCGGGCCGGTGTTCGCACGCATGCCTCGATCACGATGTGGATTCGCGCTTATGACATATGGGGAGCGCGGGATGTACATCGACGTCTCCCGTCCCTCCGCAAGCGCGGACTCATCGTCTACAACAACGGCCGATGGTCGGCTGTGGAGAAAGTGTGATGACGCAAGCCGAATTACTGGCTCGCTACGAGACGGTCTGGAAAGAATATCGGAAGGACCATACGACCGAGCGCGAAGACGAGCTACTCGGCGAGTTGGACGATCTTTGGTACGAGATGGACGCCGAGACGCAGCTCAAAGCGCGTTACGTGGTCCGTCCCGATGTCAACCACCACAAACCCAAGGCCCCCGACCATGAGCACTGAACGCCAAGCGTCGAATCTATGTTCGTTTCATCAGACTCCTGACAAAGATTGCTCCATTTGCTATCCGCACACCACTCCCCCACCGCTTGCCGGCGAGGGCGGAGACATTCGCGCACCTGAGCATACATGCATGGGAGGTAGCGAGCCTCTGCGCTGCGCGGTATGCAGCAATCCTGATGAGCCTGACGTGTCCACCGTCGCCTCCTCGCAGGGGACGGTGGTCACGGCTGAGATGGTCCAGACGCTGTGCGATGCGATCGACAACGACTGCGAGATGATCGCAAGCTCGTCGCCCATTTGGGATGCGAAAGAGCGCATGCAGCAGGCTCTATGGGACAGCCAGAAAGCCGCCCTTGCCTCCCCCGCCGTGCGGGATGAGAGGGTGGAGGAACGCCTGAATCTCGCTTGGGAATGCCTTGGAGAAATCTACGAGGCTGACTGGCCGGACTCCGAGCTTACGGGACTGCAGCGCGTGCAGAACTACGCCAAGTCAACGCTGGACAAGATGGAAGCCCTCCGAACCGACAAGAAGGTCGCCGCTGCGGGGGACGAATGCACGTGCTATGTGGAGACGACTTACGCCAACGGCATCGACGAGTCGCACCACGTCGAGTGTGAAAGCTGCCAGCGACGTCGTGCTACGCCAACCTTCTGTCCCGTCGCCACCCCAGCCTCCATCCTGGCGGCCGAGGACGGCGGGGGTGCGGGCGCGCCAATTGGCTACGTGAAGGTGGAGGACTTCATCGAGCAAGGTGACGAGTACGTCTCGATGCTCAACGACCTGTTCGCGCTGCTGCAGGATGTGAAGGCCGAACGCGACGCAGCCTTAGCAGCCCCTCCCTCGCAGGCAGGGGTGCGGGAGGTCAGTGAGGATGATCTTGCAGCCGTCAAAGAACTATCCCTGTCAAAAATTATCGACGCTTTAGTCGACCGCTTTCTAGCGTGGCCTCTGCCGGACTCTGTTATGCCCGATGGCGATATCGGCCATGGGCATCGTGCAGGAGATTGGCACAAGAAATGGGGCCGTCCACTCGTTGGTACGAATCTTCTGTCGGCAGATGAGGCGCGGCAGATGTTTGAGCACTGCCTCAGGGAGGAATGACTCCATGGATGACGCAATCATCGACCGCCTCGTGCTGGCCGCACATAACGTTCTTCGAAAGGACGGATGTCTACCAGAGCTTGAAAAGGCGCTCGCCGCTTACGACGCCCACCGGCAGAGGGCGGGGGAAGGTCCGATACTTGATGCTCCCGCTCGCGTAGGAAACACACGATTTGGAAAGGGTGTGAAATGGTCTACCGTGATCGGTTGCGCGCAACGCGCTGCAAAAACTACGCCCGCGAATCCTGAAGTTATCGCCGCCGTGCTGGAAGCATGCCGCCACGGAATCAGTGACCCGCAATGTCCATTCTGCGATTCGGCAAGGCATGCCGAAGACCCCGCCACCGTCCGCGTGCCTCGCGAGCCAACGGAGGCGATGATCGGGGAAGGCGCGCGGTCCATCCGTTGCGATATCGAACTTGGCCGCAAGCCACAGCCAAGGACGCTACAGCGTGCTGCGAGGAACGCCTATGTAACCATGCTCTCAGCCGCCAAGGCCTCGGAATGAGCGACGAACGACAAATTGAAGTTGTCGCACGGGCAATCTGCGGTATTGCTTGCGGCAGTGAAGGTAGATGGCAAGAATATTGGGAAGTAGCGCAGGCTGCTATTGATGCCATCGCCGCCTGGAACCGCAGGAGCACTCCCGGTCCTATAGATTCTTCATCCGCCTATAGCAGTCCTATAGGAGCCGATCCCGCTATCGAGGTAGGTGCGGCGTTCAACCGACGTCTGGATGCGGTGCGGGTGGAGGATTACGAGAGGGCGATTCGCGAGTTCGCCAACGACGAGACGCCAGATGCCCTATGGTGCATAGAGCGCGCCAAGGCCATCGCCCGGCAGCGCGGGGAGGGGGCGTCTCGTGGATGATGTGGTCGAACGTGCGAAGGCGTTAGCGCATCGTGCGCATGCGGGTCAGGTCGACAAGGCTGGCCGACCCTATATCGAGCACGTAGCGCGCGTCGCGGCAGCGGTTAGCGACGACGCGCAATGCGAGGCAGTCGCCTGGGCTCACGATATTCTAGAAGACTGCAAGCACGCCGAAGAAGAGTTCTGGTGCAATCTTCCAGGGATCGTTACGAGAAATGTCCACTACCTCACGCGATACTCGTGGCAGCGTGCTGACCAGTACTACGACCGGATCCGAAAGAACCCTATCGCCCTGCGCGTGAAGCTGGCTGACATTGCGGACAACAGCAATGAGGAACGCCTTGCGCTGCTGGATGCCGCAACGGCCACGCGCCTTCGGACGAAATATGCAAAGGCGCTCAGAGCGCTAGGAGCAACGTCATGACCGACCTATACCGCCTTGAAGAGTTGGCGAAGAATGCGGCGCCAGGAGCAACGTGGAATACGTTCATCGCAGCCTGCGACCCGCAAACCATCCTCTCCCTCATCGAACGCCTGCGGGCTGCTGAGCAGCGCTTGCTGGACTTCGACGAGGCTGCCGAACTGGATACAGGAGCGAGATGATGGGCGCCGCTGAAGCAATCCCGTTTGAGATGCGCGCGATTGGCGCTGAAGAGCTGGGCGCCCTGTTCGGCGTCGCCGCACGTACAGCTTTGGAAACGATCGCCTGCAAGCCGACGTTCCCGAAGCGCATCAGCAACAAGCCGGCGACATGGATCGCTGGCGAGGTCATCGCCTGGCGTGACGCTAACCGTGTAACTCCAAAGCCGAGACGGCGTAGGATACGGCAATGAAACATATACCAGAAAGGGTTGTAGCCGCAGTCCGAAATGTCATGGCGTCTTTCTCTGAACCCGACTCTTGTTGGAACTGGCCTCGGTCATGCACATCTCATGGATACGGCCAAATTGGCGGGCAAGAGGACGGGGTGCGATTTGCTGCGAAGGCGCACCGCGTAGCCTTTATAGCTGCGAATGGAGCCATTGCTGAGGGGGCTGAAATTATGCATGGCTGCGACAACAGGCGATGCATAAATCCACGCCACTTAGCAGAAGGGTCGCACCTTGAAAATATGCGAGACATGGCTTCCAAAGGCAGAAGTCCACGTAGCGTGAACCCAGGATCCTATCCTAGCGGAGACCAGCATTACATGCGCCGCAGCCCTAAACTGCGCAAGTACGGCGCGGCAAACGGCATGAACACGATGCCCCATAAGAGGCCCCGAGGCGAATCGCATGGCCAATCTCGCCTGACCCAAGAACAGGTCATCGAGATTCTGAGTAGCCCCGTTTCGTCTCGCAAGATCGCACCAAAGTATGGCGTTCACCCAACGCTTATAACGATGATTCGACGACGCGAGATTTGGCAGGACTTACCCAAGCTTAGCTGCTAGCTCATCCGCGCTAGTTGTGTAATAAATTAAAAGTGATTTCAGGTCGCGATGCCCGATCACGCGCGCGAGCTCCAGCACATCGAGCTTCTTCGAGAGCCGCCAGATAGCCTCGGCACGGGAGTCGTGAAAGTGTAGGTTCCCAATCTTGGCGCGCTCCCTCGCCTTCCGGAACAGCGCATCGCGCGTGCCGTGCTCAAGGTCGAATACCGTCTCGCCATGTGGAGGCAGTAGCGCGAGGATCTCCCGCGCTCTGGCCGACAATGGAACCCTGCGCTCGTCGCCGTTCTTGGTGTCCGGCAGACGAACTGAGAACTCGCCGACGTCGCACCAGCGAAGGCCAAGGATCTCGCCAGAACGCATCGCAGTTTCTAGGGCGAACTGGAACGACAATGCGATGCGGTCCGATATCGTCTTCGGTTCCCCGCCGTCATACCCGAGCGCAGTCGTCAATCGGTCGATTTCATCCTGGCTGATGCGCCGCTTTCGACTTGGCGGCTGCTTGGGTTTGTCCACGTCCGCGAGCGCGTCAATGACAATCCAGCCCCACTCCTTCCGCGCATGTCGGAGCACCGACTGAATCAGGTTCATCTCGCGCCGAACAGAGGCGCCGGAGACCACACGTAGACGCCGCGCCTTCCAGTCGGCGATGTGAGATGCCCTCAAGGATGGAAGACGCACAGAAGCCAGCGCATCGCGCGCCAATAGTTTCAGGCGCACGACCTCCCATCGCTCACCCTTGTGGCGAGGTGCAACCTGCTCCGCGTATCGGTCGAAAGCTTCCTTTACCGTATGCTCGGGGAGCTTGGCGCCGATGAGTTCCGCTTCGCGCTGTTGGGCCCAGGCGACCGCCTGCGCTTTGACGGGGAACGTGGCGGATTCGCGCACGCCGTCCTTGTAGAGTTCAGCGCGCCAACTTGCGCCCCTGCGGCGTATCGATGCCATGAGCCATGATGGCGTAGCGCATGGCGTAATTGAATAGGTAGAACACGCTTCAAGCCGGTGATTGAAGCAGACCGCGGCCATCTCAACATCAAGAAATTACTGCGTTTGACGCAATGAGGACTCAAACCGAGGAATCACGGGGGACCACAAACGTCCCACCTTCGGCACCAGAAATGGCTTCTTACCTATCTCTCTAGCTGCCTTGGCGTAATCGAGGCGGGAAGTGGCGCGTTCAGCCGCCGAGAGGTAGGCTCTCTGCATGGCCACCCACAACCCCGCCACAATCGCAGCGCTTGACGCCCTCGAAGCGAAGCTCCCGCAGATGTCCGAGCAGTACCCCGATGACGGTGACTTGCTGGAGGCGTTCGCCGGCGAGGCGGACTGCATCGAAAGCGCCGCGCCGGACGCCGACCACGACTACGTGCGCGGTCGGCTCGACTGCATGCTGCGGAATGCCGGTCTTATCCCGGGCGAAGAGGAAGGCAGTCCCTGTCAGTAAAGCTGCCGCTCCGATGATTCTGCGAGTTTCTCGATGATGTGGTCCGCGAACGATGAGCGAACCGTGTCGATCGGGCCAGCGAAGAAAGCGTAGACTTGCTCGTTCGTTTCCAGTTCGGCTTCGGTCGTGGGCGGTTCCGCCATGGCGAATGGCCCGCGAGTCGCTGCGATGTCGGCCGCTCGCTCCGGCGTGAGTTCCCAAATGCGGCAAAGGAAGCGTCCGCCCGCTTCCTGCAGGCTCCACAGATGCGGGTTCTCGCCTTCGTCGTAGGCGATTACGATGACATGCTTCGGCATTCAGATCTCAATGGGCTCGACGAGGTCGGGCCGGTCGTTCTTCGGCGCGCCGACATCCCGCGAGACGGGATAGTAGGTCAATGGCGGCTCGGCGACATCGTTCAAGATGCCCTTGGCGTCATCTGGCGTACCAGTGAGCCAGGTCGACCACAGGGATTGCGGAAGGATGACGGGCGAGCGGTCGTGGACGTCCTGCGAAACGATGCCAGGTGGCCCGGTAACGATCGTGTAGGTGTAGACCGGCTCCGCGTCTTTCTCCGGTCGCCACGTCTCCCACAAACCAGCGAACAGCATCAGCTCCCCAGCGGGGTCGTGAATGAAATACGGCTGCTTGTTCGGACGCTCGCCCTTCCATTCGAAGTATCCATTGGCTGGAACGAGGCAGCGGCGCTCTTTGAAGGCGGCGCGGAACATCGGTTTCTCGGCCACGGTCTCGGCGCGCGCGTTGATAGCCTTGTAGCCTATCTTGACGTCCTTCGCCCAGAACGGCACGAGACCCCAGCGCAGCTCGTGAACGCCGATGCCACCTTCCTTGTTGACGCCGACGAGTGGGGAGATCTGTGTCGGGGCGAAGTTGTAGCGCGGCTTGCGGAGTTCGATCGCTTCGGCAAGCTCGCCAAACCACGGCTCGGCTTCCGCCGGCACGGGTCGCTTGCGCGAGATCGGTCCGTAAAGGGCATAGCGGCCACACATGACGATATTGTGCCCCTACCACTCCCGTCTCGGGAAGGCATCCAGTTCGCGCAGAACCGCGGCGAGACCCTCGTCCGAGTCCATAGCCAGCCCGAGGCGGAACGGTGACTCGCGGTCGCCTACCGTGCTCGGCCGCAGCCACGCATCCGCCTTGTCCCGCAGAACCCAGTTCGCGGCGCGCAGAACGACACGCTGACGCTCGCTGCGCTTGATGCCCTCATACCAGTCGCCGTAGGCTTGGGAAACGGATTCGGAGCGCGCTGCCGGCATCTCTGGCGTTCCAGGGACGGTCGCCCCGCCGTTGAGCCGACGGCCGACCTCAATCAGCGCATCCGCTGCCGCCTCGGCCAGCTCGACCCGATCGCGATAGGAGCGCGGCTTGATGGTAGCTACCTCCAGCCCCAAACGCGCGCACTCCGCAGCAAATTCCCAGAGCGGTGTCCGATAGTAACGTCTCTTGAGCTCGCGGTATTTGTGCTCGGCCATCCGGGGAGGATAGCGCGGGGAGTCTCAGCGTTTCGGATTCGGCCTCATAACGCGCGCGATGGCGCCACGGATCTTCGAGCAGGTCTTACAGGGGGAAGGCTTCGCCAAGAACTGGCGGCCTGGCTTCACGGGAACCGGAAGGCGGATGATCATGTCGTCGAGATGAACTCGATACGGAAGGTGGTCGTCTCGTAGTCGCCATCGGTAAGCATGGCGTACGTGAGGATGATCGGCTGTCCGGGGAAGATCGAGAAGTTGACGTTGATCGTCACGCCGCCGATGTTGAACTTGAGGTAGTAGCCGGTCGCGTTGTCCGCGGTGCCGGTGAACATCGTTGCGATATTGCTGTTTTCGAAGCTGCCAGTGATCAGAACGAGCCGGCAGACGACGGGCAGATTCGAGTCGTCGACCGAGATGTTCCACTGGCCAGCATCCTGGAACTCGCCCGTCCCGTGCGCGATGGTGTAGACGCCGTCGGCGTACGCTGCGGCGGATCCGGCCTTCGGCTCGACAGTAACCGCGGCGATCTCTTTCAGGTCTTTCCACTCGGCGACCGTCCCGCATGGCGGGCATTCGACGGGCGCGACTGCAGGCGGCATGACGATCGTCTGCGCGAAGCTGCCGCCCTGCTGGCCTGGGACGATCGGGAAGCGCCTCACTGGACGATCACCGTCGTCTGCAGCGCTCGGCCATCCGACGTCAGGATGGCGAGCTGGTGCGTACCGACCGGCATCTGAGAGATCGGGAAAGAGACCTTGCCGGCGCCGTCGGTGTAGCGCGCAGGAGCGCCGTCGACCGACACGGCCGCATTGGCGATCGGGCTGCCATCAGTTTCGAGCAGCGTCAGGATTCGCTGATCGCCAACCGTCACCACGGCAACCGACGAGTACTCACGCGGATCAAAAGTCGCCGACTGACGCACCAGCCGCACGGTCGGCACCGGCCCGGAGAATGCTGTCGCAACGGCTGACCCCGTCCCTTCAGCCAGATCTATAGAGCGCGATGTCACCATGCAGCGGCCGGATACCGGGGACAGCCTGTGGTCAATGTTAACGAAATCGCCGAGGTCCAGCGCCTTCAAGAGCCCATTGATCGTGATCGCCCACTGCGGCCGCGCAGAGACAGCTAGTTTCCGTGTG